GTGATTCGTTTTGCGGTTACAGCGCCTTCACTGGCATCTAACAATTCGCCAATTTTATCAGCAATGGCGCAATACCTGTTTTCATCGTTCTTTATGCACGAATCGAGTTCGCGAAGCAGTCTTACCGCCTCCACGCCCTCGTCGCGGGGGTTGGCAGCAAGGGCAGCACGTTCCAGTCGTTCAGCCCGCTCCCGTTCGGCGTTGGTTATTTCAATCTGGCTGGCAAGTGCCACGCCCAACGCGTGAATGGCGTCTGCGGCCTCCATGTCGAGCTTGCTACGATAGAACTGAGTTCCATTGGCATACATGCCACGCGGTTCATCAAACATGGCATCACGCTTGTCGCCTTGAACATAACCTTCGCTATCTACGCTAAAGGTGCGCTCGCGTAGGCGCTTCTCGACGGAATCGAATCCGCCAGCAGGCAGTAACGGCAGCGGTGGGTTGGTCATTTTGGCTTTCTCCCGTTCGGCATACGGTGCGCTTCTGCGACCGTCAACCGCTTTTAATTTCACCCAACGAAGCGTATCGCCTCCGGGGCCGAGGTCGGAAATGTTTAAAACGGTCTGCCAGTAATTGTGATACCAGCAATAGACCTGTTTCCCAATTAGGCTTTCCATGCGGCTCCGGCCATTTTCGTTAGCGGCCTCCCAAGTGCTGCCGTCGAATTGAACGGTGCCATCGTTGCGAACAGTTCGCTTAGCCATTCCCCTCTCCCTGCCCGGCTAGGTGGGCGTTACGGCACCATGAGCAACGGCATCGGCTGATAGGCTCGCTGCAATCGTTGCAATGGGGTTCCAAGCTGAAAATTTTCATTACGTTTCCTCCGGTAGCGCGTTATTGCCATCGCTTGAGGGGTGGTCAGGAATCCAATGGCGATTCACGTCAGCAACAGCATTAAGTACCGCCAGCAGAATGCTGTCTGGTGTAGCGGTCGCTTCGCATGTGCGGTAACGCTCGGCCAAATTCTTTTCAAACTCCGCCCATTTGTCGTTCATCCCTGCACCTCTGATTGCGAGGGAGAGGGAATGCCAAATTTGATCAAATAGTTCAGCCTGTTTTGGTGTTAGGCACTGGCCGATGGTGAACGATCCGCGTAATTCGCGCAGCGCTTCCATCGCTTGGGTCAGGGTGGGGTTAGGGGTGGTCATGTCGGGTCTCGATATGCAAGTGCGCAGGCGAACGCCAACGCAGGTAGAAAGATTAGTCCTACCGTGAAAAACAGTCCCAGAAGAACAGGAAGATGACCACATTGCGCAGACGTTGGATCATATCAATGCCTGATCCTTTCGCCGCTGGCGGTCTTGGATTGCTTGGTCTGTGCGCGCATCGCGTGGAGCCATTGTTGCGTGGACTCGAGTTGAGCTTTCGCAACCTTGTAGGCGTCCGTTGCTTCGTCGAGCTCCGCGTTGCAGCGCTGACGTTCGTGTAGGTTGACGCGCGTCGGGTTCTTGTTCGATTTGAAGGCTGCATTGTAGAATGCGACGTTCGCGAGGTGCCTCTGATGATCTGCTACCTCGAGACGCTCGATTTGCGTCTTTTCACGTGCCCGTTGGGACTGCATTGTTTTCATCTGCATTCTCCTCAGAAGGGTGAAGCGTTTCGAAGTAAGTGTCGTCGAAGTCAGCTGAATTGCCGCAGTTCGGACACAACCATGGGCGATTCGCATTTTGCATCTGCTGATCGTATTGCTCCTTTGTCAGCAACACTTGACCGCAGTCACCATGACACATCACTGCTGCGTAAGGCGTAAATTCCGGACGCGCAGGCGTTACTGCTTGGATGATTAATGTCCCATCGTGCGCCGCTTGAAGGATTTTGCAAAGTTGACCGCGCAAATGCGTAGCGCGGTAACAGGACTTCACACTCTGCATGACTCGATACAGCTCATTTCGCGTCATTATCATTGGATACCTCCGGAGTGCGTGAAGCTTCGTACAGTTCAAGGAATATCTTGAGTTCGCCGAGGGTAATAGCTACCATCGAGCCCAAATCCTTATCGAGTTTCTTGCCCTGTTTCATGAGTGATTCCAAACCAGCAGGCGTCAGCCCGTTGTTGGCGACCATGAATTTCAAGAGGGTGAGGCGTCCTTGTGCGATAACCATGAATTACTCCAAACCTGCTTTGCAGACGCCGACGCAATCACAATTCCGATTGCACACCTTGGGTTCGTCTGCCCTCACTGTGGTCACTGATTGGCCTGCTGCCAGCGCGTTATAGGACTGCTCCGCAAACACGCGGCGCTGTTGTGGATTGTGAAGATTGAACGAGTAAGTATACATCTCGCCCACGTTGTTACCCATCCTATCAAGCTGCTCAATATAGACGCAGATGATTAGAGGTTTGTCGCTATGAGACAACGCAGGCAAGACGCGAGGTTTCGTCTGTGTCATTGCGTTCATCGAGGTTCCAATGCTTCAGCGAAGTTATTGAGCGCATTGCAGATAAGATTTGCGTCTTCTTCGTCGAAGCATTCGCAGACGGCCTGAAATTGCAGTTCGCCCAACTCCTGATCGAAATACTGCTCGTTTCCAATCATAGTCGGCATCGTAGTATCGACAACAGTTGCAGCGAAGCAACAGTGCCTTGATTGTGAAATCGGAGTAACTTTGAACCTGCTCATTTGACAGGCTTCTTGTCTTTCTTGTCCGCAGGAATTCCGTGGAAGGCTGCGTCAAAGTCTTCGGATTTGTATGCGGGACCGAGGATAAGACTAACCGGACCCGGCTGAATGTCATGACGCTTGGTGCCTGTGTGGGCACCGCGTTGGATCGTTTCGCTGATGTTCTTTGTGGACTCTGACATGATACAACTCCTTGCTGTGTGATTGGAGGAAGGAAGCCCGGATCCGATGGATTGCTAAACCTGCTTCGATGATCAGTCTAGGCAGCGTGAGCTTTCAGATGGGTTCCGGGCTATCCTTGTTTCTAGTCTGAAGGGTGAGAGCACCCTTATTCGGTCTAGTTTGACGCAGTCAATCCGTTTGTGGTCTATCGCAGGCGATGCGTGTCCTTCCTGCTAACCTGTACCAAGTCATAATGGATTCTCTCGATCCTAGTTGGCGTAGACCTAATTCCAATCCTTTGTATCCTTGTTTCCGGATTGGGCCTTTCCTGCTACTCGTCGGCCTTTTGAGCCGGAACGCTTTCGCCGGGATCCTCGACCGGTTTCTGGTCGGGAGTGGGCCTCTGTCAGAAGCGCAATGCGCGCAACGACATCGTCTGGATCCATGTGTTCGTTGACACTACCGAGCGCATCGCAGACGCGCTGCCAATCTTCATAGCAGGCAATCAGCTGCTCACGCAATTCGGATTCAAGCATTTCCGCAACCATGGCAATGTCGTGTTCGAGGCTGAAGTTTTTACCGTGACCACGCTTGGTCTGGTTGTCGAACTGAGCTTGTAGCTTTTCTTGGATTTCTGCTGTCTTGAAAGAAGGTGAATTAAGACCTTCTTTGGCGTCTGAGAACACGTTGTCCATTAGACGCTGTAGCTGAGTTCTGAAATCCTGTTGTGCCTTGTTGAGAGTAGGCATTTGAAAGTCCTTGTGTCTAGTGATGGGATTGTGCGCGTTGCATTGCGTAGGGTAAGCATAACGCATGTTATATGGCGTTACAAGTGGCAAACATGAGAATTTGTAATTTCCGAATTTCGAGTTTGTCGAATTTCGAATTTTGAGGTTTTAGCGAAGCATGCTTCAAGAGGGTGCAGGCGAAGCATGCTTCATTTGGAGGTAAGTTATATGAACTGTAGCTGTACGTTGAATGTGTTGGCATGTTGAAGGCTAGGAATTTATAAAAAGTAAAAACAAAAAAGGAAAATAACCTTTCAACGGCCAACGGGGGGCCCCCTGTGTTTGCGTGTGACATTCGGTTCATACGGCGCCGAAATTCGCTCCATTCACTGACTAGACCTGACCGAACTGTTTCGTGGCCTGTTATTATGTTATAAATGTTATATATATTTTAATATAAAGTAGTATAGCTAGGTAAACACTCTACATACGCCACCGTATGGCGTCATACGTTTGAGGTTAGCAGATTTTACGTTTAGATACTATCCAAATGTTGAAATTATTTTTCTATTTTCAACGTCGCCAACAAATCGAATAATCGCCAGCAACAATCAATTCATGAGCATCAGCTGGTCGCTTGTGGTCATCGTTGAAAATTTGGTATGGTTCGAGTCGAAACTCGGTATGGTTCGACCGATGCGCTGGTATGGTTCAAGTGACACTGAGTCAGCAAAACTGACATCAATCACTATCGCTCCTGATTTATGAACAAATTCAGGAATGTGAACGAATTCATATAGCTGAACGGATAATGTGACCGTTCATGATGCTGAACACCTGTTCATAAGTCTGAACAAGTTCAGGAATGTCAAGAGCCTGTGGATAAGTCAGCAGATAGCCACAGGGTTATCCACAGACGCTTCCGCCTGTGGATAAGTTGAAGTCAGTCGCCAGCTACGGGCTGGTGGCGCATATCAACAGCGCCGCGCCTAAGATGGCCGCGATGGAACAGCAGGCTAGCGCGTACCAGCCTTCTTTGAAGCGATCCGAGAGCATGTGGTCACCTCAGAGCGACTTCAGCGCGTGGAAGAAACGAGCCTGCGCGATGCGACGACGCAGATTGCGGGATTTGTTCTTGATGCTCATTGCGTTCTCCTTTTGCGTTATTGCAAGTACAGCGTAGCAAAAACAGGCGCGTCATGCAACGACTGTTTAATGAATTTGCCACGTTCGGCAGATTTAACGAACTGTGAATAAGTCTGTGGATAAGTAGGTCGAAAATTCAGATCGAGCGCGATCTGTGCTAGGGTGGCGGTGAATCGATCTCGGCCTGTGGCGGCATTGGTGCGGTCGGCCAAATACACATGCACCCGGCGCGCAATTAGCACAGAACAGGCATGAGCGCAAGGGCCAGTTTGTTAAACTGCCGGCACTCGGCAGATTTGCGAATTGGTACTTGCACATAACAGGCGTTATGCTATGCTGTACTTACTGGGGCGGTAAGCGCCTCAGCCAACCCAAACCTGAGGAGATACACCATGTCGCGCAAGAACCGTCAAACCGAATCGCAGAAATCCGAGAACACCGCCCCGGCCGCGGACGCTGCCTCGCAGCAGACCGAAACCCAGAACACCGTCGTCGCGGAAGTTGCGCCGGCCCCGAAGCCTGCCCGCCTGGAGGCGAACGGCGTCAAGCAGCCCAAGGCGGGCGGTTTGTGCCGCGCTGTCTGGGACTACTGCGCGGGCGTCAAGGAAGCCACTGGCGTCCTGCCCACCGTGAAGGAAGTCAAGGCCCACGCGCAGGCGGTCGGCTGGAACCTGAACAACGCGTCCATCGAATACTACGCGTATCGCAAGTTCGCGGGCATCCGCGGACGCGTCCAGGCCCCGCCTGCTGCCCCCGCGACGGACGCCGCGACCTCCGTCTAGTCCGCCCACAAGCTGACACAGGAAGCGCCCTTCTGGGCGCTTTTTGTTGACTATGATTTAACATCTGCTCCATACGCTAGGGCATTGTCCGGACCATGCCTAGATGCCCCTGTGTGGACGCATGGGGCAGACATCTACTTGTCTATGGTAATGGTATAGATTGTAATCGTTGTCATTGCATGCGCTGACACAGTGACGACAGGACACGATCCGGGCCCGGCCCTGATGAAGATAAATCGTCCGGAGGCGAGCGCCTCCCCGCCCCAGCTCCGATTCTCTATTCTAACTCGACCCCTCTACTTCTCATGTGAACTATCTACATCCACTACTCGAGAGACCCATCCAAACTTCGATATAACGCCTGTTACAAATAATCCTTGCAATCCCAAACCTTCTCGCTTACACTAAACGCATGCAAAGAACTGAACGCCAACATACTTGCAGACACGGAACCTTCAAATATGGTCCGTGTGCGGACTGTTCACAAGAGGTTCTCGATAGGTATGAGATACACCAACTATCCCATCCCTCCCAGAACCCTGACCAATCTGCGCTTTTTCAGGCGCATTTCGCGGGCGGCGACTTTTCCGCCGAGCAACTCGAACACGCTTGGTTCCACTCGCAAGTTGAACCTGTGGTCACAGGTAAGCCACTCTGGTTCTTCACCAATTACCAGGCTGAGAACGATCCTGGAATCATAATTGGAGGCTATATCTGCGCGCGGAATGCAATCGAGGCGAATCAGGCGGCTGAATTACGTGGGCTTGGTGAGCTAGTTGCTGCGAGTGCGGGAACGCGGGCACCTTATAAGACCGTGAGTCAGTTAATGCGCCAGCGGAACCGAAATGATGTCGAGATTCTGCATGGCTGCATGTACCTCGGGTGGCTAGCCGAGAAGGCTAAGGTGACCACACTGAGCAAACTCATGACAGACGACGGACTTTTGCACGAAGTTTCGCATGCTATCAGCTTCCAACACGACGAAGACTACCTGCCTGACCATTCCTGGAAGGAATTAACGATGAAAGTCGAGGAATTGGAACAGAAAATTCCTGGCTATTGCCCGAAATTTGAGGCGCAACCATGAAAGTCGGCTTTACAGGCTCGCACTCAGGCATGAGCCTTGCGCAGCAGAAGTCTCTAGCTGACCTTTTTCGCGGAATTGAATTCAGTGAATTCCATCATGGTGACTGTATTGGTGCTGATGTTATAGCGCACCGGATCTGCCTCGAGAATTCCAACAGACCAATAGTGATTCACCCGCCTGTGAAAGACACAAAACGCGCATTCTGTACGGGCGCCAACGTAACTATCCTTCCAACCGAGCCTTACCTGATCCGAAATCAGAAGATTGTGCTGGCTTGCGATCTGTTGATTGCTACGCCGCGCACGGGGATCGAGTCTTTGCGCTCTGGAACATGGTCCACAGTCCGTTTCGCTCGAAAACGCGGCAAGCAATACATAATCATCTTGCCTGATGGAGTGAAGCGTGGATAAGCACGTCTGCACAGTCTGCTTCAGAGACAGCGATTGTCATGCTGAGAAGTGTGATTGTGGTATATCGCACTTTCCGGCTTTGTGTTGCCCTGGATGTGATTGTTGCTCGTTCGAGCAGGCTCACGTTCCGAAAGAACATCGTTTCAATGCGGGCTCCCCGTACGAAGACGCATATTGTATGGACTGCGGAGCATCCTTTCCAAAGGAGAAGCTTTGTGTTCCTCGTGATTGGCCAGGCAAAAACCTTCCGTCAGAAGGTTACGTCTACGTTCCATGGTTGAAACAAGTTCAATCTACATAACGGTGAATGAAATGAGCAAAGCCTCCCGAATCACCTGGAATCTTCGCAATCTGAAGAACAAGCGAAATTGTCTGTCGCGTTCTTACAGGTTCACTATCAGTAGACATCTTGTTCGCATGTGGTACAGCTTCGGTTTCAACTCGGAACTCGAACCATGAGCGTTGCAGACGCGGTCATCGAAGGAATGCACATCTTCGCGAAGACGTATGGTCGCGATGCGAACGTGATCTATCTCGGTTACGACGAATACAACAAACTCCGGCACGAAAAGGACCAGCAGAAACCTCACATTGACCACACCAGAAACGGTGAGTATTGTGCAGGTCTGAAGGTCTACCGCGTCGACTTCGACTTCCATTTCCACGTGACAAGGCTTTGAAATGATCTTCACCGTCGGACTTCTGTCGCTCGTTGCTGCGGTCATTGTGTTCTTCTTCATCTCCTGGTGTCTGGGCAACACGAAACTGACACAGTCAGACATGCTTCCGTTCGGTTATCTCATGATGATCCTGATTATCACCGGACTGATTGAGATATTCATCAGCTTCCTATTACTCGGTTGGAGATACATGCCATGATTTACGTTGCTTCCCGTGTAAAGCATGCGCCGATGTGGAAGGAACTGCGCGATCTCGGTTGCAAAATCGGTTCGATATGGATCGACGAAGCGGGTGAAGGTGAGACCGGTGACTTCTCCGAGCTCTGGGATAGAATTCGGAACGAGATCAAGGGCAGTGACGCCTTGGTTCTCTATGTTGAGAAAGAGGACTTTCCTCTGAAGGGCGCATTGGTCGAATGTGGCATCGCTATGGCGTTTAGAGTTCCAATCTACATCTATACGAACGCAGTTATTGAGGGTAGGACCATGCGCCCGATAGGCTCGTGGTCATTGCACGAGAACGTCCGTTTCTGTGATTCATTGAAAGAGGCAATCGACCTCGCATCGGAGCTTGTATGAATTACCTCGCTATCTGGATCGCAATCATCGTTGTCTGCCTGGTATTGCTCGCCTGCTCGGGCGGGGGCAATCACAAAACGAACCCTTCCGTTCCGCCACAGCAGACATCTGCCTGGCGCATCGGTCCCATCGCCAATGGCAAGAACTATTCTGAAGGCATGCCTGCATACCCAACGATAGAAGGTGCCGGCTGGGGCTTCGCCTTCCCCAGTCCCGGAGGCGGTGTCGACGCAGTAGAGAACCTGTCTCCCGAATCGCTGGTTGGCGTGAAGGCAATCACCGTGAAGTATTCCGTCACTGGTAGTGGCTTCTATGCCACGGGTGAGACCAATGTACCCGGGCGCGTAGGCTTCTGCATCCAGCGCCGAGGCGACAACTGGTCCGGTGCCGGGAAGTATCAGCAATATCGGCTCTATGGCACGGTGCGACCTTTACTGGTCCCGGGTGCGGGTCAGCAATTCACGGTCACTAGCTGGACGGATGTAAAGGGTCAGCCCGTTGATCAAGTGGTGATCGATTCGGTGCTCAACGACCTCGGCAGCTACATGATCGTCTTCGGCGGGTCGTTCGCTAGCCACGGCGTCTATGCGACCCAACCCTCGACCTTCCACTTCCTCGGAGAGGAGTTCGTGCGATGACCACAGTCACTCGAATGAAAATGTTGTCTGACGGTGCATTTCGGCTCAATGGGTGCCACCTTGCAGTCGGCGGGAAGGAGCTCATCATGTCGGTCAAGAATCGATTCACGAAAGAGCACATCTCGATGTCAGAAATCGCTTCTCTCGAAGTAGCTAGCGTCGAGAGCATCCACAGGTTCGGCGGAGCACTTACGCTCGGGATGGTCGGCGGGCTTGCGCTGGGTCCGGTAGGTCTGCTCGCTGGCCTTTTTACGGGTGGACGCGGACACGACACTACCTTCATCTGCAAGTTGAAAGATGGGCGCAGCTTCATGGCGACAACGTCGACTTCAGCTTACAATCAGATCCGTGGCGCGACCCTTGGAGTAGCTGCTTGAACGAGAAGAAAGATTTGACCAAATTCGTCGTCACCAAGACGCATTCTGAAAATTTGGGTCGGTTCTTGGCCGATAATGGCGTGTCCCTTGCAATCACCTCTTATCAGTCCGGACGAGTGTATCTCGTTGGCTCTGACGAAGACCAGAATGTGACATTCTTCGAACGCATCTTCGAACGCGCGATGGGATTGTACGCCGACAAGTGGCGCCTGATCTTGGGCGGATTGCACAACCTGATTCGTTTCGAGAACGTGTTAGGCTACGATCAAGTCATCCATGGAAAGTTCGACGCCTGCTACCTGCCTCGCAATACACAAACCACCGGCAATCTTGATATCCACGAACTCAATATGGATTATCAAGGTCGCATCATTTTTGTAAACACGAAGTATTCGTGTTTGGCGGAACTCAATATCAAGCACAGCTTCAAACCCATCTGGGTTCCGGATTTTATTAGTGAGCTGAAAGGGCAAGACCGTTGCCATTTGAATGGCATGGCAATGTTCGACGGTCGGCCAACATTCGTCACCGCCTGCGGCACAGGCAATGAAGCAGGGCAGTGGCGCGAACATCGCAGGAACGGCGGTGTGGTCATCGATATTCGTAACAACAAAATCGTATGTCGTGACTTGTCGATGCCTCATTCCCCTCGCGTTTACAATGAACGACTCTGGGTCTTGAACTCAGGCGAGGGTCAACTTGGCTACGTCAATCTCAAGGAGCGTGAATTTGTTCCTGTCCAGTTTTTCCCTGGATTCCTCCGTGGCTTCGATACGTTTAGCGATTATGGAATCTTTGGGCTATCGAAGCCACGCGACGGTGTGTTCTCAGGGTTACACCTTCAGGATGAATTGGAGCATCGTGATGTTGAGGCTTGGTGCGGTGTTCAGATCTTCGACATGAAGAATGGTGAACTGTTGCACTGGATCAAGTTCGAAGGAGACGTCAGTGAAATCTTCGACGTTAAGTTTATTCCAGGCGTCAAGAACCCAATGATGGTCGGGCAACGTACTCCTGAGATTCGCGACCTGATTACTATCGAAAAATGAGAGACCCAGACGCCAGAGAAATCTCACCTGAACTTTGGGCCTCCTTACATGCTCGAACGGGGAAGTCTATTGTTCCAGCAATCGTTATCATTGGACCATCTCTCAACAAGAGCGATTGGTTCTATAAGCGGTTCCTAGAGGCTGCTCAGGGGCAAGGTCACGAGGTGATCCAGCATGTTCCAGATTGGACTGGGTTGAAAGCGCCGAAAATGGAATTTGCGATAATCGATGAGCTCTCTACATGGTTTCCTCGAGTTGTGAAACGCTGGCGCGGAAAGAAGTTTGTCATCCGGAGAACACTGTGAAGCAGTTAGTCGAATTTGAATTCGAGTTTCAGCAAGAAGTGACTATTAAGCAAATCGAGACCAAGGGTCATGTGATCGCTCGAATGCAGGACAGCACAGGCATTCAGTATCACATTGCTTATTGGAACAATGGCGAACGTAAGACCGAATGGATGTATCGGTGGGAGTTGAAATGATCAAGCACCCTCATTACTACAAGCGCGTCGAAGGTCTGACGCACATCGATGTCTATCGCGTCCTCCTGCTGTTCGGTGTCGTTGACCCCTGCATCCAGCATGCTGTCAAGAAGTTACTGGTGGCCGGTGGTCGCGGGGCAGGGAAGAACATCGAGCGCGATGTCAACGAAGCCATCGACTCCTTGAACCGCTACCTTCAAATCCAGGCAGAGAACTGCAATATCCCACCAGAAGTCGTTGCAATCGAGTCTGGACAGCAGTAACATAGCATTGAACCTTAACAGGAGACCCAAATGAGCCAGAAGCCGCCGAAGCCCCATGTGGTCAAGGTCTACGGTTATAAAGACGTAACTGATACCGACGGACTCACTCGGCAACTGGTAAAGATGGGTCACTTTGAATTTCCGAGCAAGTGTGCGGCGGAGAAGTTTGCCTCCGAGCAGCGCAAGAAGCCTGAAGTTTCGAGTGCTGTGCTAGTTCCACAAGAAGCTTGATACGGCTACAACGCGCTACAGGCGAGCGTCCGCTGTAGCGCCGCTACCCTACCGGGTACAGGTGCGCGCGTATAGGTGCGCAGCGCTGCAACCCTACAGCAGCATTCAAATGGACTCAGTAACGGGGTTACAATGGGCATAAATATCCGGCAAAAGGGGCAAGGCGGGGAAAGAGAAGTTGCCGATGCCATGAACAGCATTGTCAACGATGTCTATCAAAAGTACGGCCGTCCTCTTCCGGAAAAGCCCGTTGTTCAACGAAATCAGAATCAATCTGCTGTAGGCGGCTCTGACCTGAAGAACCCTTTCAGGGTTGCAATCGAAATCAAGAGACAGGAGACACTCTCCATTAATACATGGTGGACGCAATGCTGCAAATCAGCAAAGGAATGCAATGAAACCCCTGTCCTTATTTTCAGACAGAATGGGAAGAAATGGCGTGTCATAATGAATGCTGAGATCCCGATTGTCAAGCATATGGCAGGTCTGCAGGCGCGAGTGGAGATCGATTGGAACACGTTCCTCCAGTGGTTCTATTGGATAGTTGACAGGGCGGTTCATGCGGAGGAGTTCCCATGACAAAGACTGAAGTGCTACAATTGATTTCTCGTGAGCAGTTTAATCAGGCTGCTAACACGAAAAAATTGAACGGCCTACAAGAGGTTTATACTGCGGCAGCGATGATGAACGACCGTACCCGGTGCAATGAAATCGCAGAACACCTTCATAATGTCTTGGACTTGCAGCTCGATAGCATTCGACATATGAGTTACCTCCAGAGCGCTTACATCGACGCTGCACCATAAACGCGCCACTAGCTTTTCTCCCCTGTTAGTGTTAGTATCGCGAGAACGCGCATACCGACACTTAAAGGGTCTCTTCCGATGGACTGGCCGACTGCCGAATACGCAGCGAAAGTGTTCACAGTAATCGGTGGAGCTGTCGCTATCGCATATTCTGGAATTAAACACGTCTGGCCTTGCGGAAAGCGCTGCGCTCACGTCACCAAATGCGCCTGGAATCGAGTTAAGATAGTTTGGGCGGCTTTTGAAGACCTGCCGACGACTCAAGGTCTGGTTGCTGAACAAGCTCTCGCCATTACCAATCTCAGAGCAATGGCTGTCCGTTGCAATGAAGCTGTGATAACAGATACTCCTGGATCATTAAAGCATCAGATTAGTATGCTGTATGATCAAGGTGAAAGTCGTGGACTAATCCTAGTTGAGCAAGGCGAACAGCTCGGAAAGCTAGACAAGAAAGTTGCGGTCATTGGTAACATCCAGAGGGCGATGTTAAGCACGAACCCTCACATGGCAACTTTCGAGGCAGACTCGCAGGGCTTGTGGGCGCATGCCAACCGCACATATTTCAAGTGGAGTGGGCAGCAAGTATTAGATGCCCGCCGCTGGGGGTGGCTGAATGCTGTTCACCCAGAAGATCGAATTCGGGTACGTCGTGAGTGGGAGTCTTGCATTAGTGACACTCGCCGCTTTGAAATGCGGTATAGAATGATAAACATCACGACAAATATCACTTTTTTGGTTGACTGCGAAGCAGATCCGATCCCGGAAGGAATGACCCCTCCGGATCGTTGGTTCGGTACGATAAATCAAGTTCAGACCGGAGACGTACATTGAACACTCCAATCCTTTCGTCAGACCAGCCAGCCACAACGCAGAAACCGAAATCAAAGAAAGGTCCAGCTATTGGTATCGGTTTGATCGTCGCTGCAATTTTGACCACATTGCTGCCTGACGAGGGTCGCAAGCTCACACCCTACCGCGACAGCGCAGGCATCTGGACCGTCTGCATGGGCATCACCGGGCCGGACGTATGGCGCCATAAAGGCTTCCCATTCACCGAAGACGAATGCAAGCAGATGGAGTCCGGATACGTTGCAAAAATGGTTCGGCAGATGGAACCGTGCCTGACCCAGGACGCAGTCGACTCTATGACTGTTCAGGAATGGGTTGCCTACGGTCACTTCGGTTACAATGTTGGCACTCCTGCATTCTGCCGGTCCACAATCGTCGCACACCTCAATGCTGGAAATCATGAGGGTGCCTGTAAAGCCATGTCGCGATGGGTATTCATCACCGTACACGGTAAGGCGGTGAACTGCCGGCAAGCCGGCCACCTATGCCCAGGGATTGTCAAACGCCGCGACAAAGAAGTTCAGATGTGTCTAGACGCCTTGTAGGGGAATGCCATGAGTTATGCTGATTGGGCTTTGAATTTTCTGCTTCGGATTTTTGCTGTTCCGGAGTTGTCCGCTATCCTGACTGCAATCGCAGCAGGTCTCGCAATGACTTTCCTTTCGCAGTTGGCCATGCCTGGCAGACTGGAAGTCCTCAGTGCGAAGCGATACGGTCGGGTGATCATCTTCTTCGTTGTGATCGCGGTCGCTGTGTTCATGCGCCCGACGCCACGAGTCGCTCTCTGGGCATTCACGGTGGCCGTGTTCCTTCCGAATTTCTATGAATGGCTGCAAGGTCTCTTGTTCGAGCGCTACCCTTGGCTCAAACCGAAGGCCCTACAGACGGACGCGGAACAGGTGCAGCGTCAGCTCGACAAGGCCAATAGCCAGTAGAGGGCTTTATGTTCAAGGAATATAAACAGATTATTGAATTGATCCTCACAGTTATCCTTGCGATCCTGATTGGTTGGGCAATCTACACTGTCTGGAGCTGGCACAATGCAGCCCTCGTCAATGCGGCCACTGTCCAACAGCAGGCCGCGACAGGAGAAGCTGCGGGCGAAGTCGTTGTCGGTTTGAAATCGGCAACGGCTGACACTGCTAAGACGGAAGAAACCGTCAGACAAGCCAGGAGTAGTTATGCGACACAATATGCGAAGGTACTGTCTACTGATGCGTCTGCTGCTTCTTGGAATGACGCTCATGTTCCTGTCAGCTTGCGCGACACGGCCCGTGCGCGTCGAACAGCACGCGACGGACCTGCAGATCCTTCAGCTGGGAGTTCACGCTCTCACTGAGCCCCGTTCGGTCTCTGGGGAAATCCAGCACCCGGATGAAGCAGTGACAAATGGGCAGTTGATGGGAGTCGCCCTGGACCTGGACGACGCACTGTGGTTATCGAATCAGGACAAGGTTCGCTTGCGGACTTTTGTCGACTCGAGTCTTCTTGTCATCGCAAAGGCGCAGATGCCACCTTGCCATTGGTATCAATTTATCTGCAAGCACGATCAGAAGAAGGCGTTATCCCCTTTGCAACCCTGATGATTTTATGCTGACATCTATTGCATACTGTCCCGATCCCGCTTATACTCGGGTCGCTGGCGGGGTTATCTGAAGGAGTAAACCGTGGCTCAGTTCTGGACGGAAGATGCATTGGCGCCTCAGTTGTCTGAAGGCGAGAAGCAGCTTCGTGACCGTTTTGTGAACGAGTATATGGTTGATTTTGACCAGAAAGCTGCTGCTATCCGCGTCGGCTTTCTACCTTCGTTCGCAGAGCAGTACGCCTCGGTTTTCATGCAGGAGTCCTATGTCCAGCAGAAGATTGCTGAGAAGCAGAAGGAATCTGCGACCGACGAAAAAGTCGAATCTGAGGAAACGAAGCGCCGTATTCGTGCCGCCCTTCTGCGCGAGTCCAACTATCGTGGCCCGGGTTCTTCCCACGCTGCGCGTGTTGGCGCTTTAGGTAAGTTGACCCAGATTTACGGCATGGAAGCTCCGATCAAGACGCTGCAAGAATTGACGCACAAGGGTGGCGTCATGATGGTCCCGGCGATTGCCAGCATCGAGGATTGGGAAAAGGCTGCGCAGCTCATCCAAGAGAAGCTTCGTCGAGATAGTGAAGTCAGTGGCTAATGAATGCCGTCCTTGCGCCGAATGAGCGGGTTGTCTGGCAACCTCTACCAGGCTCGCAGACATTAGCTTTATCATGCCCCGCGCATATCATAGTCTATCATGGTACGCGGGGTCCAGGTAAAACAGATTCACAGTTGATGCGCTTTAGGCGCCGCGTCGGTCAAGGTTACGGCAGGCACTGGCGCGGCGTCATTTTTGACCGTGAATACAAGAACCTAGATGATTTGGTCTCCAAGTCGATGCGTTGGTTTCCTGAGTTTAAGGACGGCGCGCGCTTCCTGAGTTCCAAATCTGATTATCGTTGGGTCTGGCCTACAGGCGAAGAGCTGCTGTTCCGCGCTGTCCGTCGTGATACCGATTACTGGGGATATCACGGGCAGGAGTTTCCATTCATTGGGTGGAATGAGCTCACCAAATACCCGAACGATAATCTGTTCGACATGATGATGTCTTGCAATCGATCTTCGTTCCGCCCAGAAGACTTCCCATTGTGGAATGCTGAAGGCAGCGAGATCATTGGCTTCTTACCTGAAATTCCTCTTGAAGTCTTTTGCACCTGTAACCCGTTCGGCGTTGGACACAACTGGGTCAAGAAGCGCTTCATTGACAAGTCGCCAATGGGTAAGCTCTTCCAGAATGTGATCAACGTCTTTAACCCGCGCACACAGCGCAGAGAAGACATCACTAAGACACAAGTCCATCTCTTTGGCAGCTACCGCGAGAACAAATACCTGAGCCCGGAGTATGTCGCCGAGCTCGAAATGATCACGGACCCGAACAAGCGGAAAGCCTGGCTGGGCGGGAGCTGGGATGTGGTCAGCGGCGGTATGTTCGACGATGTGTGGGATTCGCAGACGCACGTCATCTCCCCTTTCATCATCCCACACAGCTGGCGCATCGATCGCTCCTTCGACTATGGTTCTTCCAAACCTTTTTCCGTTGGCTGGTGGGCAGAATCTGATGGTTGCGATGTTCAACTCGCGAATGGCAAGTGGATGAGCACTGTAAAAGGTGACCTTTTCCGCATCGCAGAATGGTACGGATGGAACGGCAAGGCTAATCAAGGCCTTCGGATGCTTGCAAATGAAATTGCAACGGGTATAATTGAGCGCGAGATCAACATGGGGATTCACTCCCGTGTAAAACCTGGACCAGCGGATAATTCCATTTACAATGTCGACAACGGAAACAGCGTTGGCGCTGATATGGCAAAACCTGTCAAGGTTCATGGGAAGGTTTATCGAGGGGTAGAGTGGAACAGATCCGATAAGAATCCAGGTAGTCGCATCGCAGGATGGGAAAAAATGCGATGGTACTTCGACGGTGCAAAGACGAAGTATTTCCTGGATAAGAATGGGGATAAGATTCCTATACCTCGCGAACGCCCTGGATTGTTCATCTTCAATACTTGTCGCTGCTGCATAGATCAGATTCCTGGATTAGCGCGTGACGAAGTTGAAGTTGATGATGTGGATACGGAATCCGAGGATCATATCGGAGACGAAATGCGTTATCGCGTCCTAGCTTCGAACATGGGCGCCCGTGGCGGTCGAACTTCAGGTATTTAAGGAACGGACATGGCAATTCCCTCAGTGCATCCGAAGTACGCCGACATCGCTATCGATTGGACGACTCTTCGCGATCTCTACAAAGGCGACAGACAAGTCAAAGCTAAAGGTGATGTTTACCTGCCTGCTACCGCAGGTATGAAGCTCGATGGTATGGGGCCGAACGGAGTTGGTCTCGACGCCTACAACGCCTACAAGGCTCGGGCAGTTGTTCCGGACTACATCCGTGAGGGCGTTGAAATCCTTGTCGGTCTGCTGCACCAGAAAAATGCTATCATCGAGTTACCTGCGGAGATGGAATCGCTCCGTGACAAGGCTACCATCAACGGAGAAACGCTGGTCGCACTGCATCGGCGAATCAATGTTGAACAGTTGATCACAGGGCGTGTCGGCCTGCTGGTAGATCTTCCGGAGGAGCCTGACCCGACAACGCCATTGCCATACATTGCTCTCTACGCAGGCGAAGCTGTAATCAATTGGGACGACAATACAGAGACGTCCGGTTTCAACGCCATCAACATGGTGGTGCTGAATGAAAGCAAGTACGAACGAGCAAACGAGTTCGACTGGAAGTGGATGAATGCGTATCGCGTTCTCCAACTTGGCCCAATGCTCACCGACGAGCCTGAAGGAACGACGGTCTACAAACAAGGCTTCTTCACCTCAGAAACGGAAGCAGGGCTGACGTACTCCGAAGCGGATATGATCATTCCCATGCTGCGAGGTAAGTCGCTCGAAAGCATCCCGTTCACCTTCATCAATACCAAGGACCTCTTGGCTGCACCGGACCAGCCCCCGTTGATGGGTCTAGCCAACCTTTGCTTGACGGTGTATCGTACCGAAGCGGACTATCGCCAGTCCCTCTACATGCAAGGACAGGATACCCTTGTGGTCATAGGTGGTGTTCGTAATTCCTCAGGCGTTGCGGGTGAGCCTGAGGCTATCCGAACAGGGGCAGGCGCGCGTATCGATGTGGATGTGAGCGGCGATGCTAAATACATCGGTGTCGGCTCTGAAGGCCTTTCTGAGTTGCGCACGGCAGTTGAGAACGATCGCAAGCGCGCTCAAATCAAAGCAGGTGAATTGGTTCAGAGCGCAGGGTCGCAGCAAGAGAGCGGCGTAGCACTTAGCACCCGGTTCACCGCGCAGACTGCAACGCTGAATCATATCGCGTTGTCTGGTGCTGGTGGTCTCGAGAATGCTTTGCGGCAGATTGCGAAGTGGATGGGGGCTGACCCCAAGAAAGTGAAGGTCACCCCGAACCTCGAGTTTATTAACTTCGCGCTGGACGGCCAGAACTTCCTGCAGATCATGACTGCTCGTTCTATGGGCTTGCCGATCTCCCTGGAAAGCCTGCATGCTGTCATGGCTGATCGTGGTCTTACAGTTCTCGACTTCCCAACAGAGATGGCGAAGATCGCAGAAGAGAACAAGCTCATTGCCAAGATCCTTCCGAATGCTTCGGCACCCGGCGCAGCTCCAAATAATGCGCCTCCCACGGGCCCATCGAAGCCTGTCAAGAAACCTGCAAAGAAACAACCTTCAGGGCAATGACGCCTTGGATAACAAAGCCGCATGACGGCTAATTAGGAGTAGAGCATGGCTCTCAAAGCTGTAGTTGAAAAACTGGACGACGTTCCAGAAGCCTTCCGTGAACTCTATGCCCAACGAGGCGACAAGTTCGAAATCGTTGGTATCGAAGGAATGAAGACCCAGGCGGACGTTGATCGCTTGACGACTGCCCTTACCAAGGAAAGAACTGACCACAAGCAGACCCGTGAGAAGTTCGCTCCGTTCGCCGACATGAACATCGAAGAAGTTCATGCCAAGCTGGATCGGATTCCTGAACTCGAAGCGGCGGCGGCTGGTAAACTGGACGAGAAGAAGTTGAACGAGTTGGTCGAAGCTCGCCTCGTCACCAAGGTCGCTCCGCTGAATCGCGAGTTGGAAACCCTTCGCAAGACGGTCGGCGAGAAAGACATCACGATCCAGAATTACACTGCCAAGGAAAAGCGGAACGCTATCAGCGCCGCAGTGACGGCAGCAGCTCGCAAGGCTGGTCTGCAGGATACGGCCATCGATGACGCTGTGCTGCTGGCAGAGCGAGTGTTCGAACTCGGCGATGACGGCCAGACCGTTACTGCTAAAGACGGCGTCGGCTGTACGCCTGGCATCGACCCGGTCGTGTGGTTCAGCGAGATGCAGACCAAGCGTCCGCACTGGTGGGGCCCGTCGAAAGGCGGTGGCGCTGGCGGTGGCAGTGGTAATTCCGGCCCGGGTCTCAATCCGTGGTCTCATGCCAATTGGAACATGACGGAACAGGCCCGCATCTATAAGGAAAGTCCTGCTCGTGCTGACCAGTTGGCCAAGAGCGCTGGAACGACCATTGGCGGTCAGAAACCGGCGGCCAGTAAATAATCATGCGATAGGGGCTTGCAAATCGATAAGGCTCATGTTACATTGCGACCGTGTGGCATGAGCCATATCCAGTTTAGAGGCAGGCCATGGGGCTGCGCTTCGAGTTTATCACTTGAACCCAGCCAATCAGGAGAACTCCCATGGCCAGTGGCACCGTTCGGATCGCCGACGTCGTCGTACCCGAAATCTTCACTCCGTACACCCAACAGCTGACCGAAGAAAAGTCGCGCTTGATCCGATCCGGCGCGGTTGCCCGCGATGCCGTGTTGGACACGCTGCTCGCCGGCGGCGGTCTCACGTTCAATAACCCGTCCTTCAAGGACCTGGACAACGACGCGGAAAACGTCAGCTCGGATGACCCGGCTGTCAATTCCACGCCGAACAAGCTGGGCAGCGCGACCGAAATCCAGGTGCGCCTGTCCCGCAACAACTCGTGGAGCTCCATGGACCTCGCTGCCGACCTGATCGGCCGTGACCCGCTCGCAGCCATCAGCGGCCGCGTTGCGGACTACTGGGTCCGCCGTCTGCAGCTCGCTTTCATCGCAACGATGAAGGGCATCTTCCTCAACAACGACGCTGCAACCGACGCGTATCACACGCAGTACGATATGACCCATGACGTTTCGGGTAGCTCGTACAGCGCAGGCGTGACCAATTTCACCGCTGAAGCGTTCATCGACGGTGCCCTGACCATGGGCGACTCGATGGAAGCACTCGGCATGATCTTCGTCCACTCCATTGTGTACGGTCGCATGCAGAAGAACAACCTGATCGACTTCATCCCGGACTCCGAAGGTCGCATCAACATCCCGACCTTCCTCGGCCGTATCGTGATCGTCGATGACGGCATGCCCAACACCGGCGGCGTGTTCGATAGCTGGATGTTCGGCGCCGGCTCCGTCCGCATGGGCATGGGCTCTCCGTTGGTTCCGACCGAGACGCTGCGCGTCCCATCGGCCGGTAACGGCGGTGGCCAGGATACCCTGTTCAATCGCGTCGAGTGGTGCATCCACCCGGTCGGCAACGCCTATGTCGGCACTGCTGCATCCGGTGGTCCGTCCAACGCCTCGAGCTCCAACAACCTGGGCGCGGCGGCTTCTTGGCAGCGTGTCTTCCCGGAACGCAAGCAGATCCACATCGCGCGACTGAAGACCCGGGAATACTAGGTCTAAGTCAAGTCAGGCAACTAAGGGCGCTTCGGCGCCCTTAGTCGTCGAAAGTTCGTGTTTAGCCTAAATAAAGGAAAATATCATGGCTCGCACACCTCGGCTCCGCCATATGCGCCACGCTCACTATGAACGTCGCGACCGTTCCGACAACCTCAATGCATTCCTGAACGATCGGGCAACTGCCCTCGCAGGAACCGGAACCGCCAAAACCTTCACCGCAACCGTCACCAAGGCAGCCGCAACGCTGACCTTCGGCGCGAACGCAGGCAACACGAAGACCGTTACCATCAACGGGCGCGTGTATACCTTCAAGACTGCGCTGACGGAAGCTGCTGCGGTCAAGGCAACCGGCACCCTCACGGGTTCCGCCAACTTCAACGACACCGAGACGATCACCATCGGCTCGAAAGTCTACACGATGCAGGCCACGCTGACGAATGTCGACGGCCACATCAAGATCGGTGCTTCCCTCACTGCCTCTTTGCTGAATCTGCTCCACGCAATCAACGGCTCTGGTGGCACCAGTGGCACGGACTATGCAGCAGCGAACACAGCACACACGACTGTCGATGCTACCGCCTCAGACGCCACGACCCTGTCGTTGCGCGCCAAGCCGGCAGGCACCGCAGGCAACGCATACGCGACAACGGAGACTTCTTCGGTCGCAGCTTTCGGCGCAGTCACTCTGACGGGTGGCGCGGCTGCGGTCGCTGCGGTAGTCGACGAGGTGCTGGTCGGCGCAACCGCATCGGACTCCCTGGACAACCTGATCGCAGCTATCAACGCAGCCGGTGGCGCTGGTACGACCTACTCCACCGGCACGACCGCCAACACTGTGGTCACGGCGGCTGCTGGCGCAGGTGATACGATGGTTGCTACGGCAATCGTTGGCGGCTTGGTGCCGAACGACTATGCAGTCTCGACCAATATCACCTCCGCCTCTTGGGGCACGGCGACTCTGGCAGGCGGCGCGCTGACTGCCAGCCTGGCTTCGAACAGTCATGGTTTTGCGCTCGAGGAAGGCCCGTTCGTGTTGACCACAAGCGGAACCCTGCCTACAGGCCTGTCCCTCAACACGAAGTATTGGATTGTAGCGAAGAGCGCCAATGCGTTCACGCTCTCCACTTCGAAGGGTGGTCCGAACGCCAATTACACGTCAGCCGGCAGCGGTACTCACACCATGACCAAGAGCGCCGCCGCAGAGGCTGTGTTCGAGGCTATGAAGGTGCAAGGCCCTGAAGTTATCCGTGATGCCACGGATATCGATGCTGTCTAAGGAGAAGTAAATGCTACCTGTCAAAGAAGCTGTTGAAAAACTCGACCCATCCAATGATGCGCATTGGACGCAGGATGGTTTGCCGTTGGTTGATGCCGTTCGCATTCTCGCTGGCAATCCCGGCGTGACTCGCGATGATATCAACAAGGCGCTCCCCGGTTTCGTGCGTCCGCAGGCCGCTACGCCGTCCGCAGGTGCCCCGCCACCTCCGCCCGTGCAGGGTGCTACCAGCGACACCCCGATCTCGGCCCCTGCCGCCGCACAGGCCGAGCAGCCGCCGGAAGATCCGGGTGCATTGGTACAGGCGCCCATGGTTGCCGATGTCGGCGATCTGGAAGCCATGCAAAACAGCTTGGCGGATATGCGCGTCGATTTCGACGATGCAACCAAGGCCTTGGCGGAAGCCAAGCAGCGCGTCCATGATCTCCAGAACAACATGAGCGTTCTGGAAGACAAGATCCTCAAGGCGACCAAGGCTTCGGGCGAGAACCCGGTCATGAGCTACCTCGAGCGTCAGAAGCAGGAATTGGCCGAACGCGCTCGGAAGCAGAACATGATCCGCGAAAGCGGTATCGACCTGAAAGCGCTCGGTGAAGGCATGAAAGCTCCCATCGATGCTGCTTTCCAGCGTCGGACTGCCCGCGGCGGGAATCGCCCGACTGGCGCCCGGTGAACTCGCTTGCCTTCCAACGGTACAGAATTGTCACGGGCCGCAAACGCCGGCGTGATCTATCTGCTTTTGCAGACCTGATTGCATCGCCCGCTTCCGGTCCCGTGACACTCCCAGCTAACGGAAGGCTGGCATTCATCTCTTCATCCGCAGCTAACGCAGGCGACCCAGTTGCCACGGTAGTCGGACCGACCTCTTACACGATTACCTCGCCTACTCGTGCAGCGGGCGAACCCCTCTTCATGGAATTCGAGGAAGGCACTGTGGTCACGATCACAGGGGCCTTCGATTTGTACGTCTCTGACGCAGTCGGAGAACTCTTTCAAATCACTGGTGGTTCCGCGCCCTCTTTCGATTGGCCGGACTTGCTTACGGGTCCGACTGTTGGCATGTGGCTCAATCCGGCAATCACGACTTCGGTCTTTACGACTTCTGCTGGTTCGACGCAAGCTGCGCAATCTGATCCAGTTGGTCGCGTCGAAGATCTGTTCGGCAATGGTCGACATGCAACGCAGGCCAACACCGCGCTTCGTCATACTCTGAGCACGCGCGTCGGTGAACCGATGATGCGAATCAACATGGTTGGCCACGGTGGTGTAGACGTTGACAGTTCGTTGGACTTGCCTGCGGCACTTCAGAATAAGACTGGCTGCTATATGTGGGCTTTGTCGATGAATGGTGTTGAGCACGGTGTCATCGACACAAATACACGCTTGCCTTTTTTCCAGTTCATGGAAATGGTGATCATCGACCGCATTCCGAATCCCACCGAGATCGCAGCTGGCGTGGCAAAGCTCGAATCGCGCCTTGTCGATTATCACGATATCGATATTGAGACCGACAGCTTGCAGCTGACGAAATGGGCGCCGAGCTACTACACGCACGGTTATGACTATGATTTCAGCACGGGCGCAGGAGCCTCGGTCGGTTTGGTGTTCCAGACTACAGCGCCGTCGGCGCTGTGCCCTCCGGACTGGGATGGTAACTATGGGTATGGAAGCTCGCAGCATCCGACGGTTGGTGAGTACGCGGACTTTGTGATTGCTTCCCCCAGTACGCTCAACAACCTTGGCGTGACGTTGGATTCGGGCGGCGTTGGTAAGTTCGCCACCACGCAAGTCAAGGCCTTGTTTGACGGCCTGCCTGCGCTGGAGTCGGTGACCTTCGGTGGGCACCCGCGTATTGAAGGCTTCTTGCCTGACGCGTCCTTGTGGCCGTCGGGACTGCAAATCTACTATACGTGGAAATATCTCAACGCCGGGACGCAGCAGATGTGCGGGCGCTGGCCAGACTTTAGCGCTATGGCGTGTAAGGACACGCTCGAAGTGTTCGTCAGCCCCGTAACCGAGATTTCTGGTCCGTTGGACTTGTCCGTGTGTCCGAATCTTCGGGTAATCCAGTTACATCTTAATCCGTACTTGACCTCGGTAGATTTGCATGGGTTGGCGAATCTAGCCTCGTTTGGCTATTACGGGATAGGCGGCAATGTTCGGATGACGTACTTCGATAGTTCGAATTGTCCGAGTGTAAATACAACGCAATTCGTCGCTCCGGCGTTGCAAATTTTGAAGTTGTCAAATACGCAGTGCTCCGGGTATTGGCAGGGCTTCCATGTCAATGGCGGTAGTGGTGGAGATGCTATGCCGGCCGTGCAGCATATCTACATGGATGGTTGCGACGGTATGAGCACATGGCAAGTCGGAACGAACTTCGCCCACGCCAACACCACGACCCTGACCGCGACGGTCGCCGGCTCGGCGTTCTCGGGAACGTCGGCCAGCAACTTCATCGGCCCCAGCAACTGTGATGTCATCACCGATTGCGACATCCATAACTGTACGGGTGTTGGCAACCTAATCTGCTACGCCAACCCGCTGCTGGTGAACATGGACGTGTCGGGACTGACCGATCTGATTTATGCGATGGTGAACACCTGTCCGTCGTTGACAGCACTGAACTTTGCAGGGGCAGTGAATCTTGCAGACATGCAGTGTCAGGATTTGGATGCGCTGACTACGTTCTACGTGCTCGATAGCCCGCTGATCCACCGCTGTATCTTGAATGGTCACGCCTTAGCGGCAATCGACCTTCACGGGTTGACCCTGCTTAATGAGGTGACGTTGTATCCCGCGCCTAACACTGTTACCGTCGACATGCACGACACGGCAACCACGAGTTCCGGGTTTGATCACGGTTCGTCCGAAGCGCCTCTGCTAAAAAACTTCAATGCTAACGGTTGTGACTGGGCGTCGGTTACTCTTGACGGCTTCCTTGCATGGATGGATGCCAAGGCATTGAGCGGCGGAAACATTGATATCCGTGTGCGCGGTGGTATCGCGCCTGGCACTAGTGGTCTGACCCATATCACCAATCTCGTCGGTCGAAGCTACACGGTTCTCTATAACCCGTAAGGAACACCCATGAACGTCCCGAATCCCAGCTTCCCACCGCATTCCCCGCGCGCCCGCATGGCTGCTCTGCAAGATCAGATCAACGAACTTCACGGCGTTGTGGTCAAACTGGTGGAGAAAGTCGATCCGAAAGCAGCGGCTGAAATCGAACCTGCAAAGGCTGAAGCAAGTAATACCCCGTTAATCGATATGTCAGCTCAAGTGACTGCGTTGACGGATCAAGTCAACGCTGTTCTCGGTAGCTGATACTGAAGGTGCAAAATGACGCTTATCGTTGAAGATGGAACTGGGCTGCCGAATTCGAATTCGTATGCAGACGCCACCTTTGCGGATGCGTATTTTCTTGATCGGAACAATTCAACTTGGGCAGCTCTCAGCGGAACGCAGAAAGACGCGGCGCTAATTGCTGCAACAGATTATATCGATGTTCGTTTCGGACCGCTATTCAAGGGGCTGATCCTTCTCGACTCGGCTGTCGATCCTGACGTCGTGACGCAGGCTCTTCAGTTCCCTCGTGATGCCTTCTCAGGGGTGCCAATCAATGTCAAGAAAGCCACTGCGGAATATGCGGTCCGGGCCTCGTCTTCTCCGTTGGCACCAGACCTCGATGTGGATTCATCTGGCTTTGAGATTTCGCGCAAATATGAGAAGGTGGGCCCGATTGAGGAAAGAACTGACTTTGCGACAAGCGGAGCAGGGTCGAGCAGGCTTTACTTCAAGCCCTATCCGGCGGTAGATGCTTTACTGCGGCCGTTCTTCCGTGGCAATGGAAGCTCAGTGATCAGGAATTAAAATGGCTGACCACGCGCGCTTCGTTGCATTGGCGACCCGACTGATCGAAAAGAACGGTCGCGATGTCATACTGAAGGAGAAATCCGGAACTGCGACGGATACGAACAAACCTTGGAAGGGTTCAACCTCTTCCCCTACTGTTCTGGGAACTGTCAAAGCTGTATTTGTTCCATTTAGAGGATTCGAGTTCGGTAGCACGTTTACAGATGACGAGTTGATGAAATCGGTTGATGAAGTTTGTCTGATTGCTGGAGGAAATGACGCATTTGACAATACTACTTTGATTTATGATGAAACGAAAGACTTAAAGGTCGAATGGATTCGCAGGCTTCGTCCTGCCGATTTAACCGTCCTTTATGCCTTTGGAGTAATGCGGTGAGTTGCTCGTTTGCTGAAGCCCGCGATGAGATAATGACGGTGTTCAAATCCGTCTGGGATGGTACTGGGCATCAGGCGACTTATACCGATGTACCAGCGACACCGCCCGATAGCAATTCGGTGTGGGCTCGTGCTATACTTCGCCACGCAACAGGTGCTCAAGCTTCTTTATCAGGTCCGATAAATGGAGCTACCCGTTGGAACAATGGCGGAACAGTGTTCATTCAGGTCTTTGGTCCAGTGGGCGACGGTTCCAGTGCGGCGTATGACGCAGCTAAAATCGTTGCGGATGCCTACAAAGGTGCTAGAAATCTTAGTGTCTGGTTTCGTAATGTCAGGATCAATGAGGTCGGGACTCGCGGGGCCTTCGAACAAATCAATGTCCTTGCTGATTTCTCATACGACGAAATAAGGAGCTTCCCATGACGTGCCCGGCCTACAAGATCGACTCCAATGACACTGGTCTCCGCTATGCGGTGGAAGAGTGCCTCAAGCAGCTCCCCACAACCCCGACGTGGTTTGCTCTTGAACCCAATAGTTACGGCGACTTCGGTGCCAAGATTGCGACCGTCGCTCGCAACCCCATCAACCCGTCGCGCCAGCGCCAGAAAGGTGTCGTCACGGACCTCGACGCAAGTGCGAACTTCGTCATGGATCTGACTCAGACGAATCACTTGCGCCTGATGCAGGGCTTTCTGTTCGCTGCTGCCCGCGAGAAGCCCACGTCAGCGCCGATCAACGGCGATGTCATCGTAACGACCGCAGTAGCAACGTCCGACGACTCCTACGCAATGGCAGCCGGCACGGCGGACGACTTCCTGGTCGGCCATCTGATCATGGCGAGCGGATACACCAATTCTGCCAACAATGGCATGAAGCGCGTCACGACCCCTGCCTCCGGCAAAGTCAAGGTCATCCAAAATCTGGTCGACGAAGGTAGCCCGCCTGCTACTGCTTCTATCCAAGCAATCGGCTTCCAGTTCCCGGCCAGCGACGTGCAGATTGTCATGAGCGGTTCGTTGCCGCGTCTGACCTCTGCCTCGATCACCCTGACGACCCTCGGCTTGCTGCCGGGTGAATGGGTCTACCTGGGCGGTGACGGTAGTCTCCTGACGTTCGCTACCAACAAAGGCTTCGGCCGTGTCAAGGCAGTCACGGCGACCTACATCGAATTCGACAAGACGACCTGGACTCCGGGAACCGAAGCAGCTGGCAGCTTGACCGTCCAGATGTTCTTCGGCACTGTGGTCCGCAACGAAGAAGACCCGTCGCTGATCGTTCGCCAGACCTATCAGCTGGAACGCACCCTCGGTGAAGATGCGGACGGCACCATGTCCCAGTATGTCATCGGTGCGGTTGCGAACGAACTGTCGTTCGATACCAAGCAGGCCGAAAAGATGACGGTCGATCTGGCCTTCGTCGGTTGCGATGCGGTCTCGTACACGGGCCTGGAAGGGCTGAAGTCCGGCAACCGCCCCGACCTCGTTACGTCCGACGCATTCAACACGTCAAGTGACGTCAAGCGTATCGCAATCGCGGTCGTGGATCCCACGACTTCGGTCCCGACTCCTCTGTTCGCCTACTGCACCGATATCTCGCTGAAGATCAAGAACAGCGTGAGCGGTGCCAAGGCGGTCGGTACCCTCGGCAACTTCGACACCATTGCTGGCATGCTCGATGTCAGCGGGTCGTTGAGCGCCTACTTCCAAGACACTCGTTCCATCGCTGCTGTCCGTGACAATGAAGACATCACGATGGATATGATTGTCGCCAAGAACAACGCGGGTATCATCTTCGATATCCCGTTGCTGTCCCTCGGTAACGGTTTGCCCAAAGTCGAACAAGACAAGCCTATCACCATTCCGTTGGACACCATGGCTGCGCAAAGTTCTTACGGCCATACTTTGCTCTACGTGAACTTCCCTTACCTGCCTGACGCTGCTACGGCGTAACCTTCCAAGGAGATTTATGTCTTCCCTTTACAAACAATTCGAGACCGACCAGGAACTCGAGAGTAAAGGTATCGTCATCAACTACGGCAAGAACAGCCGTGGTGAGAATATCGATATCCGTATCGCTCGAGCTGGCGGTCAGAACACAAGGTTCCAAAAAGTCGCTGAACAGGTGCTGAAGCCCTATCGTCGGCAGATCGCCAACGAAAGCGTCGACAACGCTGTGTTGGAAGACCTGATGCGCACGGTCTATGCCCGTTCAGTCATCCTTGGCTGGTCCGGCGTGGACGACAAGGAAGGCGAACCGCTTCCCTTCACCGAAGAGAATGTGGTCAAGCTGCTGCGCGATCTTCCCAACCTGTTCGCCGACATCCGTGAGGCTGCTGAAAAGCAGACACTCTTCCGCCGATTGGCACTGGAGGATGAAGCAAAAAACTCACAGACGTCCTAATCTATTGGCTCGACATTGGTAAGGACGAGAGGAAGTTAGTCGAGATATCCCGCAGGCAGAAAATGCCTTTGCCTGAGCGGATTAAGAATGCCCCTGAGCTTCTGCATGGTTTGGAACTGTACTACAACGCTTTTAATTCGTTGACCACAAGCAGGGTGATGGGGCATGGTTGTATCGGAGGGATTCCTTATGCGGCGATTTCGAATTTCTGTCGCGAAGAAGGAATAGAAGGCGAGTTACGGGACGATTTGTTTTATCTTGTTGAGCACATGGATGCTGAATACATCAAGTGGCAAACGAATCGAGCGAAATATGAAGCAGAGGTTGCAGCAGCCGCGAGGAAGTAAAGATGGATCTCAATGCTTTCTCCCGCAAGATGCAAGTCCGGTCGACCGGCGTTGAAAAGAACGTCGGTCTTCTGAAGGGCAAAGTTGCTCGTGAAATCTTGAAGGTTGTTGCTGAAGATACGCCTGTTGATGTTGGTATTGCATTGTCCAACTGGCAGGTCGGAATTGGCGGGTCTCGAGGCACTCCCATTCCCGCGCACGTCCCAGGCATGAAAGGGACGACTCACGATGAAAACGTCCAAGAAACTATTAGAACAGGTGATGCAGTTCTGACGGGTGCTCGTGCGGGCAAAGATATCCACATTGCCAACCCGATTCCCTACATCGCAGACCTGAATGACGGCTATTCTGCTCAAGCCCCTGCGGGCTTCGTTGAGAAGGCTGTTCTGCAGGGCCTCCAGGTTGTTCGCAACGCTAAGTTGATAACCGAATGACTGACATCATTGACATCGTAGTCCGAGACAGTGGAACTCCGGTTGTTGTTCGCAACCTTGAGAATGTCGGTACTGCGGCTTCCAAATCTTCTAAAGAAGTTGACTTGCTTCGTTCTGCGATGGGAGCGCTTGCTGGCGCACTCGCAGTTGGCAAGTTGATGGAATGGGCCGACACCTGGAACAGTGCGATGGGTTCCGTTCGTGTGAATACGCGCAGCCTCGATGAAGCGCGTATCGTCATGGACAAGATTTTCGATGCTGCGCAGAAGACGCGCACTCCGTTGACGTTGATGGCCAACCTTTACAATCGAACTGCAATCGCCGCGACTGCACTTGGCGCATCTCAGGCTGACATCATTAAGTTCTCGACTGGTGTTGGTGAAGCGCTAGCGATTCAGCATACCAGCGCCCAGCAGGCCACGGGTACACTGCTAGAGCTTGGCGAAGCAGTGGGGCAGCAGACCGTCCGGGCTCAGCAGTATAACGCCTTGCTGAAGAACGGCGTTGTTATCTTGCAGACCGTGGCTGCAAATATGGAAGGTGGCGCTATCTCTGTCGCTAAATTGACAGATGAAGTGCATCATGGCCACGTGACCAGTAAAGAGTTCTTTGAAGCTTTCTTGCGAGGTGCGGACAGCCTTGAAGGTAAGTTCCAAAAGACCTCTTTCCTGTTCAGTCAGGCTTTCACGGTTCTGAATAATGCCGTTGCTGAATTCATCGGTAAGTTGAACGAGAGCCTGGGTGCCAGTGACGGATTTGTCAGTTTCGTGAAATGGGTGGCAGCGAACCTGCCAATCATTGGCCCGATCATCTTAGGCATTGGCGTTGCGATTGCTACCGCCTTCTCAGTCCAGAAGATTTTCCAATTTGCCGCAGCCCTTCAGGCGCTGTGGGGATTGATGCTGGCCAATCCGTTCACCGCAGTGTTGGCAATTCTGGCTGGCGTCATCAGCGCCTTGTATCTGATGAAAGACGTTGTGATCTCTGGTCTGGATGATACCACGACCTACGGCGATCTGATGCTTTCCATCTGGCAGGGTCTCAAAGAAGCAATCATTTCCACTTGGGAAGTTATTCCTCAAGTCTTTCACGCCTTAGTTGACGGCGCTAAGTCCGCCTTCAGCTCAGTTGCTGAAGTGACTGCTAGCGCTGCCGATACCATGGAAAGCGACTGGAGTGATTTCTTTACCACAACTCATTCAGGCTTCCTGGGAATGCTTGAGGGTGCTGCAAAAGTGATCGATGCTATTATCGGACTTTTGGGCGGTATGGTTCTCTTCGGCATCCGCGGAGTTCAACAGTTCGTGGATATGACTGTCTTGCTTCTGAAGGTAGCAGCTAACGCCTATATCGGATTTGTGCAAGACAGCATCAATGCAGTGATTGGAGCTAGCAACGCCCTTCGTGAGAAGGTAGGACTTGACAAATTCAATCTTGTCACTCTTCCGAAAGCTCAGATTGACAAAGGTGCTGCTCAATTCAAGGATGTTGGTACGCTGTGGGCGGAGTCTATGGACGATGCCTTCTCTGCGACCGACGCCATGGGGTTGCAGGCCTGGCTGGCTGGTCGGGTACAGGTCGCTCAGGACATTGCAAAGAATCGCCCGAAGCTTGGCGGTGAAGACCTCAGCATTCCAGTTGGCATTGCCGACAATCCGAGTGACTCGAAAGGCGCTGCCAAAGCGGCACGTGAACTCGCAAAGCTGAAAGAAGCACTATCTCGGGTGATCGCTGAGATCAACCCGATGGAAGCTGCAATGAAGCGTCTTACCGACGCACAAGATGTCCTGGATAAGGCTGTCGCACACCATCTGATCACGCAGGGTGAAGCAAATACCATCATGGACCGCCTGCGTCAGAAGTACGCAGAGATCCTTGATCCTCTGAAGACCATGACTGACGAGATTGAGCGCCAGCAAGGTTGGATGAAACTCTCGAACGACCAAGCGCGTATCGAACAAGACCTCTACACTCGGTCTGAGGAATTGAAGCGTAAAGGCATCTTCCTCACCCAGGCGGAAACGGACGCTCTGCGCGCTAAACTTGTGGTCAGCCAAGAGCTCGATCGCATTGCGCAGGCGCGCGACACCATGGAGAAGAGTAGCAGCGCAGGCAAGGACAAAGACTTTAAGGCACAGCTCGAAGCGTTGAAGGAATTATTGTCTGGTCCGAACTTTAAGGCAGGCGATGTTTCTGGCGCTCTCTCTGCCATGCTACCTTGGGCGGATCTGAGTAAGACCAAGGAACAGATGAATTCCTATGTTCAGGCATACGCAGATATGCTTGCGCAAATCAAGGCGCTTGAGGACGCTGGCGTTGTTTCGCATCAGACTTCTGAAATGCTCAAGCGGCAGATCGACGTTCAATACATGGAACAGCGCCTGAGTGCTCAACGTAGCTTCTTCAGCACGTTGGCAGGCTTGTCTTCGAGCTCGAATAAGAAGTTGGCGGCCATTGGTAAAGCCGCAGCTATCACGACCGCGATCATTGACGGCGTTGTTGCTGTCCAGAAGGCCTACGCGGGTTCCCCGTATCCGTATAACATCGCAGCAGCGGTCGCTCAGGGTATCATTTCGGCGGCCAACGTCGCTGCAATTATGAGCCAGAATACGGGCGGATTTCGTACAGGTGGTGACTTCATTGTTGGCGGTCGTGGTGGCGATGACTCGCAGATGGTAGCCTTCCGCGCTACGCCCGGGGAGCGGGTAACGGTAAACACGCCAACGCAAGCGCGGGCTCTGGAGCAAGGTTCGAGTCAGGGGCCACAGGTAGTTAATATCAAGAACGTCAACGTGCTCGATAAAGCTATCGTTGGCGACTTCATGGAAAGCCCTGAAGGTGAAATTCTTGTCCTCAACGTCCTCGCTAAGAATGGAATTACAGGCCGCTAATGCCCGCCGTCAATACAGATGCCTATGGCCAGCTTGCAATCCTGCCATATCAGGCAATCAGTTCTTTTGACGAAACGCTTCAATGGTTCACGGACGTTATTCCCTCCTACAGTGGCAAAGAAGAACGTCTTTGTCTTCGTGCGCAACCTCGACAGGGTTTCAACTCTGAAATAATTGTTCAGAACAATCTTGTGCAAGATGCTTTTAATACGATCTATGCAGCAGTCGGATTGAAATGGGCAATCCCTGTCTGGAGCGAAGCACAATATGTCGGCAATCTATCTGCAGGCGCACAGTTCTGCGCGATTGTCGACGCTTATTATGACCTAAGAACTAACGGACTGGCTCTACTGACCGGAGACTGTGGTGCGTTCCAGGTTATTAGTGTCATCAACATTTCAGGGGGATATATTTACTTCGACTCTCTGCCTTCAGACATTCGAAATGCTTATTTGCAACCTTTAAGAGTTGGACGTGTTATTCCGCCTATCGGCAGGAAATCGTCAGGTTTCAATTCCCTGATCACTATCCAGTACGCAGTTGATGACAATTTCGACTTCGATCCTGATGCGCCTACTCAATTCCTAGGTGATGATATTTACTTCGACGCCCCTGTGTCCGATGGGGATAGAGATTCTCAGAATATCACAACGAACCTTGAGACTTTCGATTTCGATGTAGGCGACGTTCGCGCTACCAGCGCCTGGCTGTTCAATCGCCTGGTTCAGAACTACAATGTCGTCACCAGAACGCCAGCCGAAGCCTGGGCCCTCCGCATGTGGTTACATCGCCGCAAAGGTAAATATCAGGCATTCTGGCAACCGTCTTTCGAACACGATGTCCGGCTGGTGACTACTGGCACGTTGACAGACTCCATTGTCGTTCGAAAAGACTCTCGGACTAACTGGGAGATGGTTAGACCACATATTGCAGTCGAGGCAACTGATGGGGCTTGGTATCCTCGAGTGATTACTAATGTCGCGCCATCTGGAGATAACCTTCAATTTACACTCGACAGTGCCTTAGGTATTGACGCAACTGAAATTCGTCGTATTAGTTATTTGGGATTGAAACGTCTTAATGCTGACTCCGTCACTCTACGTTGGGGTGGAAATGGTTCCTGCAGAATGAGTGTTCAGACTATTGAGTTGACCGCATGAAGTTAGTTGAGCTCTATCGTTTTGTTGAAGGATCTGAGGTCTTTACACAAACCTCGGCAGCTTATAACATTGATTATAATTCAGAGACGTATGAGAAACAACCTCTGTCACGTTCGGAAGCTGAATCAAAAAGCCAGTTAACCCGGGCAAGCATTAGCTTGACCACAGACCTCACGAACCCGGTAGCTGCTCGCTATCTGAAGAGCCCGGTTGATTTTGTTGTCACCCTCAGTATCTTCCAGCAGGACGATGATGGTACTCGTATCTTCTGGAAAGGTCGACTGACACAGGTCAGCGCCTCCAACAAGAAAGTCGTATTGACGTTTGAATCCTTCTTTACCTCGATGCGCAGACCCGGTCTTCGTGCTCGGTATCAAAAGGCTTGCCGTCACCCATTGTATGGTCGAGGCTGCAGACTGGACCCTGAAAACTTTAAGATTTCTGCCACTGTCCTTTCTATAACAAGAATGATTGTTGTAGTCAACAGCGTGAGTGGTCTTCCTGATCAAAGACTCAGAGGAGGTATGATTCGAGGACCAGATACTGTTCTTCGATTCATAAATTCACAAGTCGGGACTGTAGTAACTCTATCCCGTCCGTATGACTCCCTAATTGCGCATCTCGCAGGAAGCGGGTATGGTAGCAGCTACGGGGGCGGGTTCGGTGCAACCGTAGTTCAGCTCTATTATGGCTGCGCTCATAACCCTGACGACTGCAACAACGTATTCAACAATCTGGACAATTACGGCGGGTTCCCTTGGATCCCTCAGATCAATCCTTTCGGTGGCCAGGCAGTAGGCGTATGATTTGGTGGTATCTCATTATCTTTATCATTGCCCTGCTTGCAGCAGTGTCGATGATACCGAAGCCCCAGACCGCTCCCCCTCCAGGGTTTGGCGATATTAAGGCCCCAACGGCTGAAGAAGGTCGTGAGATTCCTGTACTCTTTGGCACTCGCGATATGGAGGGTCCAAACGTAGTCTGGGATGGTGATTTTAGAAGTGTTGCTGTTAAGTCGAAGGGCGGAAAGAAATGACTGATGTTCTAGTCACCATGAAAGACGTTCGTCTTGCCAAAATGTGCAGCAGAGGCGCTCGCGACTTTTGCGCCAAGTACAATCTCGATTACAGCGAATTCTTGAAGCAAGGCTTGCCAGCTTCTCAGTTGGAAGCCACTGGAAATGCAATGGTCCTGAAGGTCGTGGAGATAGCCCGTGGGCGGCAGTAAAAAGCAGACTATTGGATATCGAATCTTTCTCGGCGTCCACGCTGTTCTTACGCACGGACCTATTGACAAGATCACGCGCCTTCAATTTGACAAAAAGACTGCCTGGGAGGGCGACTGTGCCAAGGGCTCCATTGTGGTCAGCGCAGAAAATTTGTTTGGAGGCGATAAGAAAGAGGGCGGGGTTTCTGGCGTCGTAGATTTCCTTCCTGGAGAGCCGACACAGAAACGCAATGCCTATCTTCAAGGCCAATTAGGCGAAGCAATTCCTGCTTATCGAGGGGTAGCTTCCTTAGTCTATCGGGGGGGGCAAGGTTCCGTTTCCACAAATACTGAAGGGGATGCCTTTACAGACTTCTTCAGTAGAATTCATCAATTGAAGGTAAGTATTACGAGTTCTAGTTTTTACTGGGGCATGAATCCTTATCTCAAAAATGTGTCTGCTCGGTTGGTTCGTATTCATACAACTACTGATGGTGCTACTCAGTGGTATGATGAAAAAGCTGAAGTCCCTCCCTGCAGTGATACCGAAATCCGCCCCTTCTGGTTGACAGCTGGCGATGGAGCTAGTTCCTATTCTACGGTGATCTATCGAGCAAAGTCAACTTTTGATGGTTGGGAGCCTGTCACCGGCACAACGAAGACAGGATCGTTCACTGCAATGAAATCAGTGTACGACATGCTATTCTGTGGCAAAGCAGTCGTGATGCAACATTTCCATGCGATCGGCCGTGACGATGCTCATGATGTAATTACTAATCTCGAACCCAACGCAACTGTACCTTCTCCTCAGACCATTCTCTACACCTTAAACGCTGGTCTCAAAAAAGATTTCAACGATTCTCTGGTCGCCTATGGCCCGGGAATGATTACCACAGATGGCGGGTTGACTCTTCAAGCAATGGCGCAACCTGTTGGGATTTTCAGCCGTAACGAACTTCAGGCGGTTGTCCGTACAGGTTCTCGCCGCTGGTTAGGAAATGGATTCTCTTCCGCGGTTGTGGGCGGAACTCATTGGTGCTATACAGACGAAGAAGTCCCGACGACCTGGATTTATGCTGGCAACCTTCCTGGGATTGGAGGTTCGTCTTACGCAGGTAGTTATCCTTCAACACTCGATGCAAGTCCAACTGCCGTTGTCGCTGTAGGCGACGGTTCGAATGCCGTCTACCGGACCGGCAATACAGGTCTTGCTTTCTCCATTGTCCAGAATTTGACTGGCGGTCAGCAACCGAGTATTGTCAAATGGCTTGTGGATGGCCATTGGGTGATAAGCACTTTCGATCAGTTTGATGTGACTGGTGTAGGCGATCGAATCTGGTATTCAGACGACGATGGTTATTCTTGGAATGAGTCTACAGGTAGTACTGTCATCGCTGCTGGTTCTCATCTTAGTATCTCCTTTGCAAAAGGCATCCTCTTTATCGGAGCGGAGAATTATTCAACTCATGTTACCAAGCTGTGGAAAAGTCTTGATTATGGGCGCACCTTTACTGAAATCACTCTTCCGGCAAATTTCTTAAGCGCTGTCGGTGAAGCTGGTTTTGAAGCGATGCCCTTGATCACCTATGCGCCTCCGCCTGGCCATTCAGGTGATATGAATCCGGCGCACATCATCCGTGAATGCTTGGTGAATCCAGATTGGGGCATGGGTTATCAAGAACTTGACATTGATGATGTTAGTTTTGCTGCGGCAGCAGATACTTTGTATGACGAACAGATGGGCATTTCTATCCTTTGGGATAAGCAAATGACTATCGAGGAATTTGTTGGAGAAATCATTCGTCATATTACGGCTGCTTTGTATGTCAGTCGAGATACTGGCCTCTTTACTTTGAAACTAATTCGTGACGATTATGATGTCGACACTATCCCGGTTCTCGATGAAGATGATATTGATAAAATTGACGACTACCAGTACAAAGCATTTGGTGAGGGCGTTAATTCTGTCACTGTCAATTTCTGGGATAAATCTGTTAATTCAACTGGTAGCATTACAGAACAAGACACTGCTCTTGTTCAGATGCAATTGGCAGTCATTGGTACGACTATTCAATATCCAGGTTTTACGAATGTCTGTATTGCATCTCGTGTTGCATTAAGGGATGTCAATGTTCTATCAACTCCTCTACGCTCCTGCACAATCTATGCAGATCGTGATGGTAAAGACCTCAACATTGGTGGCGTCGTTGCTGTCAACTGGTCTGACTATTCACCTGACCCAATTATCTTCCGCATCATGGGTCTCGCCCTTGGCGACGGTAAATCGAACAAGGTTCGCCTGACTGTTATTCAAGATGTATTCTCTCTGAGCGATGCAGGTACAACTTCTGCTCCGCCTACAATCCCCCCAGCATCTACAGTCCCGGTCCCTGTAATTAATCAGTACATTGATGAAGCGCCTTACTACGAACTCGTTCAACGCCAACCTCAGGCGGTAGTCGACGCTACCCTGGAAAGTGCTCCTCAGACCGGATTCTTGTTAGCAACAGCCGAGCGCCCCAGCGCACCAAGTATTAACGCTGAACTTTGGGCGGATGCTGGTTCAGGTTACAGTGAAAGTGATGGAACTGTTGATTTCTGTCCTTCCGCAACGCTGGACCATAGTGTCAGGCATTTGGACACCGTGTTCGTTGTCACGCCTGGAGCAGATTTCGATCAAATTGAAATAGGCATGTACGGTGAGATTGATTATGAGTTGATTGGCATAGTCGATAAATCACCTACTACCTTGACTGTCAGACGCGGTATGTTTGATACTAATCCGAATCCTCACAGCGCAGGCACAAAAATTCTGATTTTTAGTGACCACAACGCTGTCTCCTCAACTGAATATGTCGAGGGTGAAACGGTATCTGGTAAGATCCTTCCGGTGACGACTAGCGCCACGCTGGACATTGGAGACGCAACTGCGGTTGACGTCTATATGTATAGTCGAGCATGGAGACCTTATCTGCCTGGTAATTTCCGGGTGAATGGTGTATTCTACGCCTATCAGGGTCCAATTCCTGGAACAGATAATGCCTTGTGGGAATGGAGTCACCGTGATCGTAAACTACAAGTCGGTGGAGATTTTGTCGACTACGAGGATGGTAATATCGGCCCAGAAGCGGGGCAGACTTACGACTTGTATTTTTATGGGGAAGGCTTAACAATCCTAAGAACGATTACAGGGTTGACTTCCGACTCTTACGAGTACACTGAACAGGATGAAAAAGTCGATTCGGCAATTCCATATGAATACGCCGGTTATGGCTGGGATTACGGGAACGACTACGGTATTGCTTCTCGACGTAACGGGTTCCTGAATTGGTATTTCAACACGGTGAGAGATGGTGTCGATACTTGGTGGGGACAGTTAGGCGGAAGCATTACCCGTCAAGGTTACGGTTTCAGATACGGATATTTCTACGGCGGTTATAATCTGGGTGATTATGGCTGGGGCAATAACTACGGCAATTTCTACGGAGGTGTACCATGAGTTCTGTGACTGGTCCGCGTTGCGGCATACAATCCAACTGGGCGCTGGGCGAGTCTGGTTGGAACACTGGCATGGATGCCAATATGAAGTTCCTCGACAACTTCGGCGTCCATTTGTCCATCAAAGACAGAGACCTCGCAAGCCCTCCAGGGTCTCCGACGAACGGCGATACTTACATCATCGCTGCGAGCCCGGCGGGCGGTTGGGCAGCAAGAACGGCAGGTGACCTCGCAATGTGGTCATCTTTCGACGGTGCCTGGCGTTACCAGACCCCTCGCAAGGGTTATCTGGCCTACGTTGAGGACGAGCAGGTTCTGACCGTTTTCAAGACGGCTTGGTCAGCTGGCGTTGCGATCTAAGTCAACTGGCGGCGATCTTCGTGCATGGGGCGATGCAGACTAAAGTCCTTAGCTGCATCCTTCCCCTTGCCGTGGATGCTTTCGTAGACCCCGCCTGAAGTATTAGTCTTCGTCTTTTTAAGGCCAGTGCCTGTGTATTTGGCCTTGACAAGCGCATCGGTGGATGCTTGTTCGATCTCGGTGAAACTGATCGCGTCAACCTTTTCAGCTACCTCGTCGAGCCAGCCTACTTGAAAGCTGGTTCGAGCTTGCTTTTGACCACGCAGACGAGGATGCGTAGCTAAGAATTCACGCCAGGCGCCTTCCATCGCTCGATAGACAACAACGTGAGCGTAAGCTGCCATCTGTACCCGGTGCGACGGTCCGAAATAGCGAACGCGCCAGGATATGTCGCTAATTCCAATTCGATCTTCGAATACAACATCGACGCCGAAGGCCGACGTTATTAGGCCAACAAGTACAGATAAGACGATAGGAACCTTCTTACCTTTCTGAATAGGTACGTCGACTGCGATATCGCTGTACCCGAGCAGGTCGAGGTCTGCTTGCGTTATTCCGTGCGCTTCCATCAGCTTCTGCGCCTGCCTCAAGGCAGTTGCAGCCTCGTTTGCATTCGCACTCTTGCTGAGACGCAGACACTTCTGGATCTTTTCGAAGATCTTGGTCTTATCGTCCATTTCGTTCTTCCTCGATGATATTGCGCACTTGCTCGAAGAGGGTGCTAAAGAACTCGGCGCCCTCTTTTAATGAGTCTCGCATTTGCTGATCGCAAGACTTACAATTCGCGAGTGAATTGTAACGGTCCATCATTACACTTCGGGCTTTCATAAAGTGAATGAGCGCCTTTCCCGGGTTTTCTACAGAGAGCTGCATGGTGTTACCTTGTTTGACTGCTGTTTGTGGCCCCTCTTTACCGGGTAGCTGTACGCAACCCCCCGGCCCCGCTACCCCTACAGCGGGTAGACTATCAAAACGCTTATACGCGCATACAGCCCTATCACCTCTGCTAGTTGTACGCGATATCCTGTAACATCTTCTCTGCTTCTTTGATATACCATTGATAGTCAATATCCAGCGGCAGCGTATCAGGCAAATCCATTAGCGGTTTCGCTCCATCTGAACGAGGAACTTTGTTGCCTGACGACGCATATACCATCTCACCTTCGGCTTTTTCGGCATAGTACCAGCGGATTGACTTACCGAGGTAAATTCCATCTTTTACTGCACCGCCCTTTACAGTTCGTACACTAACAAACTTACGAATATCATTGCAAGTGCTGATGGTCGTTGCCAATGGGACTTTTTGGACGAGGAACTTCTCAATCGCTTCGACGCAGATGGTGTTGGTGGGATTCTTGTGCAGCCACATTGACCGATCGCTATCGTCGTTCCAGGGATTCGCGTAGGCCCCCTTCGTCTTAGTTTTACCGTCAGTTTTGACAGCAATGTAGTTATTGACGTCTTTGCTGTAGAGAGCAGAGTATTGGACGCATTCCATATCGAAGCGTGTGTCGATTTCCCATTGCTTGATGATTGCTTCCATACGCAACTTCAATCGCTTGTGGCATTTGATTACAATGCCGTCCGTGTTTGCGCTGACCACATGGATGTCGGCAATCTCTAGTCGCTCAATCAACAGAAGCAACGAAAGCTGGCCGGTAATGGTGACCTGGATCAGCAAGTCTGGCGCATACAGGTTCGACCATTTAGAACCGAGCTTGCCGAACGAACCGTTCAGCACAATCTTGAATCCGTTGGCAAAGACCTTGCGACCTGCTTTCTTGGCTGCAACACGCGCATCGAATGCGATGCGGTACACGCGCAGGAAATTCGGTCCCATGTGATAGGGATACAGGCCTTGGTTCAGAATGATCTTAGGATAGAACGAGGTTACGTCATAGTCCCATAGCTCGTATTCGTCATCCGCCACATGCGAGACACACTTCTCACAACTATGCAGTCCGCCAATTCCCATCTGGTATTCGCGACCAGCGATGCCTAATTTTAGGTCTGCAATCTCTGGGGGCATCTCAATTGAGCCATGATCTGCAACGATAAACGCTGCATTCTTAATGACATTGAATGCGTACTGAAGTGTATCCGAACTGTACTGCAGAAACGCGGGGGCCCGGTAGCGGTACAGGGTGCCAGGCATTATAAGCGGGCGGGCGACTCGCTTCCCATTCAGTGCAGCGACTTCATTCGTGAAGACAGTTTCTGCAATCTGAGCATCTGATTTAGAACGTAGGTCGACGCCATACTGCTGGCTGAGGGTCTCTCGAAGCTTAATTTGCTCATCGAGCCCGTTATACAAGTCCCGGGTGGCTTTTAAGTCACTGTTGACGTTATACCAGCGAGTGATCGCAATCTGTTGAGCAGAGAGCTTTTTACCGGGTAGGAATGGGAGATCCTGCATTCGTCGTGAATGTAGGCGACCAGCATAGATTTTCAACGAAGCTCGAAGCGGAGCGATCTCGATCAAGTCAATGTGGTCAACCTTTAACGGCTTCACTTTGTAACCCTTCAACACGTCGCGAGGGTTTTCACCGCGAACGATTATTGCATGCGCAGCATCTTCAAGAAGGTGAAGAGGATACCCTGCCAGCGCTAGTGCAGTAATCACAATATCGAAGTTGATGCTATTGAAACCGACAATCGTGAATGTCGTTAAGATCCATTCGAGTTTTTTAACATCGAGGGGTAGATCTGGTGTCGCTTCGATATAGACAATCTTGCCTGTATTCAGAGACAAGAAGGCTGCGAGGAAGTAGTTCGGGTAGACTTCGATATCGAATAGGAATCGGTCTTTCTTTGGATTGATTGCATGTTCGATCAGTTCCTGGTCGGTAAACACAGGAATATCGAAGTTAAGTGCTTCTTGCAAGCCTGGCAGATAATCATCTGCAAGCCAGACAGGTGCGGGAGGGGTTCGTTTGACTTTCTGTTTCAGAACCTTGACAACTGGTTCGTCTCTCCAGAACATTCCTAGAGCATCACGACGCATTGTATTTCCTTAGAGGCCTATCCCGGGCCGTAGCGGGTAGAACGATTACGGTTCAGTTGAGGGTGGATGCATTCCTATAATTGCGCCGCGCAAGTTTTCACCAAAGAAGAGGCAGGGTTGTCTGTTGAAGTCTGCCGAGGTTGCTGTACCTTCAAGGAGTTGCAGCATTTCGATATTGTAGATTGAATTCTGGTGAACCCAGGCTAGTTCGTAGACTGCTCCTTCAGATGAGTCTTGGTGCGTCCGCAAACCTTCTTCAGAAATGAAGACGCGGCCGAATTTGTCGCAGAAGGGTCGTAAGTTCTCGAGACCTGCATACAAACCCTCTGGAACTGGTTCCGGGTTAGATTCGATGTTCAGAACTCTGCCCAAGTCAGCCCACTTCGTTTCAAATAGCTGACTGCGGATCCATCGACCATCGCTGTAGTGAAAGGTGATCGAATTTTCACAGACCTGTGCATGCGTAGGTGGCTCGTTGATGCGCACCATTTCTGCGATCGCTGCTCGAGGTATGTTGACCACACAAGGGAACTCGACGCCAATCCAGTATTGCACGAGGCAGACGTTGTTTGTCGCATAGGCGCTCTGATCGCGCAGCAGAACTCCATTCGTCCAGGGGCGCGAGGCATCGTTGCCGATGAATGGTTGCACTGCGATGATTGCATCGAGCAGTTTCTGACCATCGAAATTGATTATTTCACCTTCAGGCTGCACATGCGAGTCAGTATCGGATACACACTCAATGAAGGCTTTGAATGCGCCGCTCTTGATACTCAAACGGCCAGCTGGGGTCATCGATAGCGAAATGGTGTCTGAACAGCGGCTGATCGCTTGCACCATCGGAATCGCTTTCGGTTTGCAATTGATATCGCAAGTGAGCGGACTAGACATCGCCACCGTGCCGTTGAACGAACGCACAGTTCCATTTTCAATTGCGAAATGAGTGATCGCTGGTATGAAGTCTTTCTTAGCGACTGCACCTTGGACGAACTTCAGCTCTTTAAGCATTTCCTCGACTCCTTGCGCATTCAGCGTTTGCAGCTTCAATGATGGGTTGCAGCTTATGGACCCATTCGTATTTGACTTGTAGAACAGTCATTTCTTCCCCAGGAAACTCTTTGTATTGATAGCCTGCCTCATCGAGATGTTTCTTGAAGATTTCAAGTTTCCATGGGTCGATGCAAACGCCAGCGGTTTTCATCAGAATAGCTCCTGCAGGCCAACGCGAAAGATCTCGTTCTTGTTGAGATTCATCATTGCGTTGATAACTCCGTAAGCCCAGAGGTTATACGCTGCGCGGGATTCGTAAATGGTAGCGAGTCGCTCAAGCGTGAACCCTTGCTTCTCCAGCATCTGCAGAACGTAGTCCTGCTCGATTGCTGACAGTGTAGTTATATGTTGCCCCGCGTCATGTCGAGAGGGGGACTTCTCAGATATATTGAGCGGCCCATGCTCAGGGGACACAATAGAGCCGAAAGCTGCGGTCTGAATCCAAGAAGACGAGTCACATGAATACCACGGATAACGCTCCATGATAGGTATTGCAGTGATGCCGAATCCATGGACCTTAACCTTTGCTCGACCTGATCCATCGACAAGGTATCTATCCCACATTCTATCGAGCCAGATGCAGAGCTGCTTTGTAGAACTTCCCACCATACCGCCCAAAGTGATGTAAGGGTAATTGGCGACATAATGTTCAAGGTATCGTTCATCCTCGCCTGCATGGAAACACGGTAGAGGCCTAACGCCGCGGAGCTCCATCTCGTATTGGTTTCTCCAAGTTTGTAGAGGATCTCCAATTCCGTCCAGAACCGAAGCCATAGCAATGCCATCTTCTTTGCGGATAATGTCACTATTGCGCTGGATGTACTCACAATAATCACTCACCTTGAGATCGACGCCAAGTGTGAACGCCGAGAATGCGCCACTGTCCAAAAAGATTGAAGCATTGTCTGCGCGCATTTCGTCGACGTATTTCTGCTTGCCGACATAATGCCAACTTTCAAGGATGTGTGGAAGGTTCTGGACCAGAGACTTTTCATGGTCATTGAGTTTGACGTACCTGTTCTGCCCAGGTTTGTAGTTATTAGAGTAAACGGCAGCAAGAAAGATGTTCAGAGGTGTTCTTCCGTAATCTTGCGGTCAGGAGTTTTCCGAGAGTTATATTCCCAAACGAGTTCTTTGGCATTAACACGCTTCTCCCAGCCAGGCAAGAAGATTACATGAAACTCGGTCAGACCTTTGAAGATTTGTGGATTATCGATTACTCGAGTGCGTTGCGGGTCAAGTCCGCGTTTCGCCCAGTTCTCTTTGAGCCACGTGCGCCCGTGCATCCAATCTCGACCTACGATTAAAGTCAGCATAAGGCGCACCTCCAAAAGCTATTGTACCATAACCCCCGTTATCGTGCAAGCTCCATGAACTCAGCGCGAGCAGAAACTTCACTCAGAAGAACGCCTCGCAACGCACTGGTGATCGTCATATGCCCCTGCTGGCAGATGCCACGTGACTCCATGCACATATGACGCGCCTTAATCATAACGCCGACGCCTTTCGGCTTCAAAGTTGTTTCGATACAGTCAGCGATCTGTGCAGTCAGTCGTTCTTGGACTTGAAGGCGCCGAGCAAACGCATCAGCAACCCTAGAAAGCTTCGAGAGGCCGACAATCTTGCCGTTCGGAATGTACGCGATTGTCGCAGTGCCGAAGATCGGGGCAAGATGATGTTCGCAATGCGAATAGATTGGGATATCCCGGACCATGACCATCTGGTCATATTTCTCTCCTCCGTCTTCGAATTCTTTCATCAGCGTTGCAGGCTCAATAGCGTAACCTCCGAACCAGTGCGTGAACGCTTTCGCAACTCTGTTTGGCGTATCTTGCAGCCCTTCGCGTAAATCATGTTCGTTGCCGGGTTCAATTAACCTCAACAACTTGTCGATATGCACAGCTTTTGGGCCGTGGAGAGGTGTGAATTTTCTTGGTTCGGCCTGATTTTTGACATATTCGAATCCGTTCCAGACAAGGTCAGGATTGAAAGGGTCTGGTGCACCGATTTGGGGACTGCCCATTACTCCACCTCGTACGTGGCAGCGCATTTGCGAGTTTCTTCAACTTCGCAATGTTTCAGATAGACACCCGTATTGCCAAGCAATTCAGGCCCGACTACTTCGACCAGATACATGGCAATGTTTTCTGCCGTCGGGTTGAAGGAAACTATGACCACAGTGGGGTCGAGTAGCTTCACGCATTCAGCTAGAGGGTCTTTCTCCCACATGAGCATCTTGTGGTCCCAGTTGTCCTCGAGCCACATGCAGAGCTTTTGTTTGATAACTGAAAAGTCAATTACCCGGCCGACGTTGTCGAGTTCTTCATCTGTCTTAAAAGCTGCGCAAGTGAAGAAGATGCGGTAATTGTGCCCGTGAAGGTTGGCGCATTTACCCTCGTGGCCGTGGACTCGATGTCCACAGCTTATGTCATGGTATCGCTTTGCTGTCCAGCTCATGCTGTTCCTCGTCGAGGTAGGTTATTACTTCAGGAATGTTGTTGATTCGAAACGCTGTACGCCGCATAAAACAAGGTCCGCAGGTGCCACAGTGCTGGGAGCCTGCGCGGTAGCAGCTCCAAGTCAGATCAAGGGGAGCGCCAAGCGCCATTCCGTAGGCGACAATCTCGTGTTTCATCATGTTGCCGACCGGCATCATCACATTGATTGACTTTCCATCCGCTACCGCGAAAGGAAGCATGTCATTAAAGCGGGAGATGAACTCTGGTTCGTTATCGGGATAAGCCCCTGCTTCTTCGAGGTTGTTCCCTAGCACAATCGTTCCGAACCCATTCGCTTCCGCGTAAGCAGTAGCAACGCTGAGAAGCAACAGATTTCGAGCAGGAACCCATTCGTAAGCGAACTCGGCGCCTGCTTCCCCGCCTGCAACCTTGCTGTCTGAGTCAAGTAGTGGGGAATCCCCCTTCTTGTAGATGGGCAACGGGAACAGGGTCACTTTGACACCCATGCGTTCTCCGACATCCATTACCGCCTTTATTTCAGGGTCTTCTGCGCGGCTGCCGTACATGAAATGGATTAACTCGATTGACTCGAATCGTTCCTTTGCTGCCGCAGCAGACACAACACTATCCAATCCGCCGCTGCAGACGACCAGTGCTTTCGCTGGCGCTAAACGCCGAAGGCGTCGAAGCCTCTTGTGGATTTCTCCGTCTTCGGTGATCGTGAACGACCCGTATGAATACGGTGTAATCATCTGCGGATTATCGACGGGAATGTAGTGCCTGGCACTAGCAAAGACAACCATACGATTATCTTGATGATACCAGATTGGTCTGTAGTTGCAAGCGAAGTAGATTTTATTCGGTTGCGAATCGTGGACCGCGAGGATAGCGAAACTGCCTTTCAATAACTTGACCGCAGTCGAAAAAACTTTCTCAAAGTCGACTTCGTTATAGGCGCGAAAATTGACTGCCTTTAACGATTCGGATTCAAGTAGTTCCAGGATTGCGGCACTGTCGATATTCGTATCGAGTGCGTGAGTGCGCAATTCTTTGTCGTTGGCGATGGTGCCGTTATGAACGATGCCCCAGCCGTCTGGACGAAGCCTATACGGTTGCTGATCCTGCTCGCGCTTGTCTTTGACGTATTCGGTCGTCGGTTCGGCGCGCAGGTTCGCGATGAAAGACAGGTTGCCACGTCGGCGAGTAAAGAATTCATTGTAGAACTGTAGGGATTTGATATTCCCTGGATGCTTTTCAATCTGTCTGTGCGCTTCGGAGGCTGCTTCGTACCCGAACCCGTCCCGCCCTCGCTCCGTGCTGCGTTCGCAAATCGAATACAACATCTGATTGAAGTCTTTCACATGCGAATCGTGACGAGCATTCACATAAATAGCGCCAATGATTGCGCACATGGGTCACTCCATGTCAATGATTTTGTGGACCTGTAATTGCAGGATATACCCATGCTTCAAGCACGAGAGGATGACCGCTTCCCGGTTTGCGAGGTTCTTTACCGGATCCTTGTGGTCAGTAGGTTGCAAGTAGACCGGAATCATTTCATTCTCTGGTCTTGCGACTCGCCCGTTGGAAGGATGTTCAAGCGGCCAGATGGGTAGACCGTCATCCTTGTCTAGGTTGCCAGCGCTGCCAACATATTTGTAGCAACAGGCGCACTCATGAATCATTGTGCGAACCTTGCCCGCTTTTGGACTACAGACGATATAGACGCCTTTCCGCTCGTCGGTCGCGCAACTGTATTCGATATCTTCAGGCGGGTTGAAAGTGCCGTTCGTCTCGATCTGCACGAAATAGCCTATCTCGACTAACATGCGCAAAAGAGGGCCTAGCGCTTGCCTGAAAGGTTCTCCCCCAGTGATAACCACAAGGGTTGTCTTCGTGTTCTGGATTAGGCGGTTTGCTTCCTGGCAGATCTGCGCAGGGGATAGCGCGACTCGCTTCGATGTGTAGTCGGTGTCGCAGAGGGGACATTGCAAGTTGCATCCTGCAAGTCGAATGAAGATTGCGGGCGTCCCGCAGAAAGGGCCTTCGCCCTGGATTGTGTGAAAGATTGAATGGACGTCAAGTAACCGACCATTTGATACAACGCGCTTCTCTGGCGGTTGCAGATTGAGCATGAATCACCTCTGGGATAAGTAGCTGGGGCGCGTGATGCGCCCCAGCGGGTTGACCCGGTGCTAGTGTAGCACCATACAGCGGTGATGTGTTACTGGGACGGGGTCGCAGCCACCGGAGCCGGCGCGCGGCCGGAGATGCCGAAGAACTTGCGCCAGCGGGCGAATTCCGCCTTGACGTTGCCTTCGTTCAGACCCTGTTCCTTGGAGCGGACCAACGACTCGGCGATGGTTGCCGGGCGCTTCTGCTCGGTCGAGATCTGGTCGAAAATCGCCCAGGCCTTGCCGCAGAGGGTTTCGGGCTTCGGCCGGCGGACGCCGTTGGACTCGGGCATCTTCTGGGCTTCCTTCGCAGCGAGGGCGTCGGCCTTGGCCTTTTCCTTCGCAGCCGCGTCGTCCTTCTTCTTCTGTTCCGCAGCAGCCTTGTCGGCGGCTTTCTTTTCATCGGCCGCTTTCTTGTCGGCCGCTTTCTTGGCGTCGGCTTCGGCTTTCTTGCGAGCCTTTTCCTCGGCCTGCAGCTTGGATTTTTCAGCCTTGTCAGCCGCGGCTTGCGCTTCGGCGGCTACTTGTTCGGGAGTCTTGTCGTTCATGTTTACCTCGGTCGGTGGGAGTTATTTGCCTGGCAGGCAGTTGCACACTACTACGATCATTAGTTGATTGCAAGTATTATTTTTCAGATACGAGCTTTCATCCAATTACCGAGTTCATTGCTGCTTGTGGTCTTCTTTACAGCGTGTTCAGATTCAAGTGTTACCATGATTTCTTTGCGAAGATTCAAGACAACTTTAACGTCTGTCGGCTTGTTGGCTTTTTCCCAAATGCGGTCCGCTACCGCCCATATAAGCTCGCGGACATTCCCTTGCCTGGGGCCACGCGCTGCCGGCGTAGGCCGGGCAGCCGGTGTGTGTGGTGCTACCCTACCGGGGGCCGGGGTTGCGGGCCCAGCGGGGCCTGTACGCGGCCGCCGACTTATCAGTTGTTCGTCTTCTGCCTTTGGAAGCACAACAGGGTCGAGGGCGAACAAATCAGGTTTTTCGAAAGGTACGAATGCGCCTGGCTGATAGAGATATCGTTTGCTGGTCTGCTTCGGAACGCTGGCCGCTTGCTGCTCAAGCTCGAAGGCGTTGACTTCCCGCGCCGGTATTCGTTCGGCAATTTCGAAGAGGATGTTTCTCATCGAATCGCCAACATTCATCGCCTTCTCGTTGGTCGTATTCTTGTAGAGAATCATTAACTCGAGGTCAGTGAGCTTCGATAAAAAGTTCTGATCGAGCGGACAGATGTAAGCATGCGCGTTCGGTGCCTCGAGAAATACGAGGTTACAGACGACGAATGTGTCTTCATGCTTGATAGGCAGGAAGATGAGTTTCTTTCGGTCAAGGACGACGTGCATTATTTCGCCGGCGTCTTGTAGGGACCGCCACGGACGCCTGCAGGCAGTTCGATACAGACCTTGCCGTACAGGGTTTCAGTCCCACAAAGCAGTCCATTTTTCATGACTCTACGGACGATCATTTGGGCTTCATCGTCAACGAATTGTGCGCCGCTCTGTTTCTCACCGTTGAAGGTGATAATAGCAGCTTTGACGACTTTCTTATCTGAGTGCAGGTAGTGAAGTTTCATCCGTACACCGTTTCGCCGAAGCAGGCGACCTGGATGACCACATCTGCAGAGTTCGCATCGAAGTGCCCACCATCGTGCTCAGTGATGGCACGAATCGCATCTTGCTTGGTCTGGTTGAAGTCAGGCGAAGTGATAATCACCTTCAGCGCTTCACGAATCTTGTCGTAATCGACTTCGTGGACGGACTGTTCCTCGTCGCTGTCGCCGAACTCGTGGATCTTGGCGGACTTGTAATACAGCGGATGGGATGCGTCGTAGCGCGTCTCCGGTTCGACCTGTGACCAGTATCCGATTCCACCTTCGATGGCGGTGCTCAGGATACTGGCACACAGTTCGTCGGAGACTTCGAATTCAATCGATACCTTTGTGTTCATACCATTTCCTCGATCAGGTGAAGTTCATGGATTGCGCGGGTCGTTGCGACGTAGCAGAGGTTGGCTTCTTGCTGCTTCTGCCACTCCTGACGAGCCCATTTGCTCGGGCATGCGCTACGGTTCAGCCAGAAGACGCGGGACGATTCCAAGCCTTTTGACTTGTGAATTGTGGCCAACCGGACTGCGCCTGCTTTATCAGCAAACAGATTGTAGATAGCGTTGTTGACTTCAGAAATCGTTTCGCTGTCTTCCAGCAGGCACATGATGCAGTCAGCCTTGTCATTGATCTGCTCGATCTTTGCTTCGTCCTGCTTGACGACCGCTTTTTCGATTTCACGTTCACGCCAGGCAGCCAGCTTGGTGATCAAGTTGTTGACATCTTTAGCATTCAATTTCTTGATCAAAGCGGTGAGCCCTTGGCCGATCTCGCGTCCCATCACGAACGCAGGAATGCGTTCTTTAATCAGGCGGAAAGCAAGACTGAGGATTGGTCGCGTTGTGCGGCAGACCACAAGGTCTTCAGCTTTGAAGATGTCGGTTTTCCAACCTCCGTGGATGACCACAAGGCCTTCGTGTGCGCCCGGTGCCGGTTCGATATGGCTGACCCATTTGTGCGCGTAGTCGACGATCTGTTGTCCGCAGCGGTAGCTGACAGATAGCGGTAGGGTGATCGCGTCGAAGTCCCGCGCAATGCGGTCCAGGGAGTTGCTATCGGCACCGCGGAAGCCGTAGATGGCCTGCGCTGGGTCACCGACCGCTACCATGCGCGTCGTCTTCTTGAACAACTTCTTCAAGAGTGCGCGTTGGATGGCGTTTGTGTCTTGCGCTTCGTCGACAAAGATGAAGTCGAATTTCGGCAGCGACAGCCCTTCCTTCACCGGGATATAGAGCATATCGTCGAAGTCGAAGTCTTGCGAGGCGTTACTGTATTCGAGCAGCTTTCGCGACAGAACGATAGCATGGCTCATTTCCGCTTTTTCGTTATCCAATTCCATGTCGTGGTAGTTGACGATTTCCAGCCACTTCTCCTCGCTATCGCGAATCAGAACGCCCATGCCTGCTTGCTTGGCCAGTCCGACCAGCTTGCAGCAGAACGATCCGTAGATGTAAGAATCATCACCGATGAAATGCTTCTGCACTAGATGGCGCAGTTTGTCGGCATTCATTTGACCGCCGAGGTGTCCTTTGACAACTCCGAAGGTCAACGAGTGGAACGTGCGCGCATTGACCCCGCGAGACTTCAACTCTTCTGCGATGCTTTTATTGAAAGCAAGGAAGATGCTGAGTCCCTTGACACGCTTTAGTGCTTCGACAATCGTTGTGGTCTTGCCAGACCCTGCAACAGCTTCAACGATAGCGTTACCCTTGCCAGACTCGACGAAGGTGAAGATGTCTTGCTGATAGTTTGACCAGTTCTTGTTCATTTGGTTTACCCTGTTAGCTTATACATATAGTAACAGGCGTTAATTAGTCATGCAAGGACTTTTTGTTAGAATGGAATGTCGTCATCTGCATACTCCGTAGAGGGCGTCGTTGCACTTTGTCTCGGTTGGGTGTAAGTCTCGATGCTAGGCACATTGACTGAAGCTTCCTCCGTGCCGAACGCTGTCCCATCGTAACAGAACTTGAGAATCTCTGGGTACTTCTTATTTATCCAGACTCGCATGTGCGTAGGCGTCTTGAAGTGTTCTGCCATTGCTAGCGCTGCATTCGTAGTCTCAGGGATTGGTCCGGGCCAACGATCTCTAAGCCACTTGCGCGCTTTGTGAGATGCAAATCCTGGATGTTCGATGCACACATACTCTTCGAACATTCGATATTTGCAGTAGTACGACACCTTCATAGAAGGAGGACGGTCGAGTTTCTGGTACAGCGTGTAATTGATATGATTGATTTTGAACGTCTCGACAACAGGCAGGTCGCCGCGAATCAACTCCTCAGTTGAAGCGCCTTGCTTCAACTTAGTCTCAAAGACGAACTCATAGTTGCAGGGTCCGCCGTGCTGCATGACACCCGTGCAGAATCGAACGCTCGCGTGAACGTAGCAATTACACTGAGGACAGACTTTGACAGGCGCTTCCCCTGCCCCCTTGCCTTTCTTCTTGGGAATAACCGGGTCGTTGATCGGACCGAGGCGCTTCGTGTTGCCAGCGAAGTCAAGGACAAGGCAATTCTCTTTCCCTGGATACGGGCGAGTCCCTCGGCCAAACATCTGGACCATTAAGCTCGAAGACGTAGTAGGGCGTAGACACAGAATCAGGTCGATCCAGGGCGAATCGAACCCTGTGGTCAATACGTTGTTGCAGGAGATAGCTTGAATCTTACCCGTCTTGAAATCGTTGATCGCTGTATCGCGCTCATTGGTTGACATCTTGGAGTGGACAACCTTGCAGCTGACTCCAAGCGTGTTGAGAATTTCTGAAATGTGAATTGCGTGGTCGACGCCTGCGCCGAAGATCAGCCAGTGCTTGCGCTGCTCCTTCAATTCGACTGCTTCGCGCAGCGCTGCATAAGTGATCTCACTCTTGTCGACAGCGTTCTGCAGTTCAGAGGCAACGAATTCGCCCCCTTGAATATGAACACCATCAATGTTCAGAAGTAGTTCAGTTCGCTTCGGAATAAGCGGGGACAGAAAACCTTCTGCAATAAGACGATTGAATGCGTTTGCATGAGTGATGTCGAAGCAGACATCCGTGAAGATACCTCCTTCGTTTGTCAGCTCACCATGCCCAAGGCGCCAATGGGTTGCAGTGAAACCGATGATCTTCAGCAACGGATTAGTCTTTTTGACAGAGGCAAAGAAACGCTGATACATCGTTTCTTGTTCGGGACTAATCAAATGGCATTCGTCTACGATAATTAAATCAATAGGACCGAATTCATGTGCTCGCTTCGCAACCGAAGCAATGCCGCAGAAGATAATCTTCTGACGGGTGTCGCGCTTGTTGAGACCTGCACTGTAGATGCCTGCTGGCGCAGTCGGCCAAATCTCGATGAACCGCGCATAGTTCTGTCCAATCAGTTCCTTGACATGCGTCATTACAAGAACTTTCTGGGACGGGTACAGTTTGTAGATGCTTTCTAGGAAACCTGCAATCACGACAGACTTGCCGGTGCCGGTAGGTAACGCGCAGACCGGATTACCGAAATGCTTCTGGAAGTATTCCCATATGCAGGCGATACATTCAGACTGGTATGAGCGAAGAACTGGCTTCATTAGATTACAGGATTGCGTTGGTATTCCTGGCACCCGGTCAACTGAACTTCCTTCGGTATTACCTGATTAAATTTGCCACAAACCCAAGTGGCATCCTTCGAGACACTAGCGAACACACAAGTCCGACAGTTTCGATCGGGTGCCGCCTTGAGATGGCAGACAGGCTTGTGGTCACAGTAGGCACACTTATAGAATCCAGGAGTCTCGCTTATCTTGGCAGGCGGTACATCCATTTCGATTAGCTTTTCAGCTCGAGCAAGGAACTGATCTGCAATCTCCACGTTCAGCGGAACTAGCTCAAGGTAGATCTCATCTGTGTTCTTATTAACTGCACCATATAGGCCTATCGGTAGACCCATCTTGCGCATGTAGACTTGCATCTGAACGTAGTGTTCAAACTTGGCATCTCGAACGCCTTTACCTGTGAAGGGGACTTTAGGCTTTTTTGGGTCAAGCAGATGCTCAACGTATTTCTTCCAGTCCTTACCGGCGAGCTCGATAAAAGACTTTTCACCATGCGTCTTCCATTCAGTCAACGTGTAGGTATCAGGAAGATCTGGTAGGCCTATGACCACACCATCACCAGAGCCTCCGAAGTGCCCCTCTGCGTGGGAGATGCGATATTGCTTGCCGGTCTCGTCTTGCTGATAGACTGTGCAACCCATCATAAGAAGCAAGGCAATGAATCTTGCTTCTTCCAGGTGTCCTCTATTGAACAAACGGATTATGCGTCCGGAAAACCTGGGCTTGGTAGCCCATCTGAAGTTGTACCAGATCGCACGACCACAGTCGCCCCCAATTAAAGAGGCCCCCATATGAGAGCGATGTCCATCTTCGCCCTGCCTGTAAGCGTCTGCCATTCCTGGCAAGACTATTTCCAGGAAGCCTCGAAATCGTTTTCCTTGGTCTGCTTCAACTTGCCTTTCGATTTCGATTAAAGTCTTTTCTGCGAGGTGAACGCCCATTAACTCAATCCATGTCTATCGCGGCAACGGCCGCAGGCTTTGATTACCTTGTCATCTTTCTCGACATCAACGACACGGGAAAAAGTCTCACCGCACAAGTCGCACTCGCCAGGCTGCCCCGGCTCAATTTTGATTGCTTTCGCATGGATGTTTTTGCAGCTTATTTCGATGTCGAACTCCATGCGTTCTTCAGTCTGGTCTAAATCGTCTATGCACATTGTTCCACTCCCCTAAAAGATACCCGCCCGAAGGCGGGTATCTGACTAGACAACAGATGTCAAGCAGCGGGCTTCTGCCAGGGCGGTACGGCTGCGCCGGCGGTAGCTGCCGGGTTTGCAGCAGTCAGGGCAGGCGGGCCAGCAGGGGCCGCAGGGGCCGGAGCTGCACCGTTGGCCGGCCAGCTGGTCGGTGCGGGAGCCGCAGGCGCTGAGGCCGGTACAGGCGGCACACGGGCGACCATCAAGCCACCGGCAATCAGCTGTTCATCGGACCAACCCACATCACGATATTGCTGGTAGGTGAACGTCGCTGCCGTCGTCATCATCGGCGCAGCAGGCGTCAGATTGGTCGGTGCGGGAGCTGCCGGGGTTGCAGGTTTCGCAAAGCCAGCAGGCGTTGCCGGGATTGCGGGTGCGCCGGCGGCGCCTGGGGTCGTGCTGTCGGTGGACTCGTTGGCGTTCTTATACATCGTGATCTCGTTCTGGGGCTCGTAGCCGTCTTTCGCAGGCTTGATCTTGACACGAACCTTCAACGGGATACCGTGGAGTTGCTGCGTGTCCTTGACGTTCAGAACGCCGACCGCATGCGCCAGAGCTGACAACTGCTTGAACGAGATTTCCTGCGCAACCGGGTTTGCGTTGCGGATGTTGAAGCCAGTGAAGATCTTTCGACCGGCATACTGCCCGTCCAGGATCGTGAAGCGAACAGCGAGTCTCGTTCCCAACGTATCGGACGTCGGCTTGATCTCCGTTTCGTCGACCGCTACATCGTACCATCCGGCAGGCACCGGGTCACCAATCCCCATGTCCGGCGGGACATTGGTTGCATCAAAGTTCAATTCCATGGTTACGCTCCAAGTATCTTCGAAAAAACATGCGTCAGGGACGGGTACTCCATTGCATCCAAAGCCCCTGACCGGTCTTTGGCTTCATACTGCAGATCCGGCTGGGTCTGCAGAAAACGATAGGGATTGCCTTGCTGATCTTTGTTGATACCAAGGCGGAATACTTCATCAAAGAAGTATGGGAGCTTATGTCCTAGCTTCGCACCAGGCATTGACGGACCGTAGGTGACGATACCCGTCAGCTCGTTTTTGATCGGCTCCATCTTGGCCGCCATATAGACGTTGAAGTTAGGGAGATCACGGAAAAGACGGATTAGAGTCTCCATCTTCTCGATCAACTCGCCATATGCTTGCCGAGGGTCTTTCACTTGGCGCTTGGCGTTGTTGAGCACAACCTCACCAATCTCGGACAGACTGTCAAGTCCAACACTTTGGAATTGACGAGCTTCTGCCGACTGCGCGCACCAGTTGTAGGCCTGTGTCAGGTCATCTACATTGGCCACTTCGATGATCGGCATGTTGTACGTGATCAAAGGATTTCCGACGCCAAACAGGCGTTCGAGATTCTTTTGACGGAGGCTCAGTGCGCCTGATTCCGCACTGATTAAAACTGGGGTCGGCAGTGTTGCGGATAGCACAGTTTTACCCATACCTGACCCTCCATATACCAACGCCTTGATGCCGGAAGCAGCTGAACACTGCGAGGCAGTTGTAAAGTTGAGGGCCATAGCTACTCCGAATGTCAGAAGTGTACAATTATACGGCTGTTTTGCATTTGTCGCAAGGATTTTCTACATATCCTCTGGCGCACGAATGCACTGAAACGTCGGGAAACGTGGTTTGTCTTTGACGCCTTTTGGGAAGTGCTTATACTTGATCACCTTCGCCACAATGGCTTCAGGATGTTCGAAATAATACTTCCGTTCATCATGTGGCATCTTGCCTGGCGACACTGTGATCATCTTGCCATCTTTCAAGTTCTTGCATTCGAAGCTGCCAACCATACCATTCGGCACCATATTTGCCTGATGCGTTGAACGGAACGTGTTTCCGAGTTCATTGGTCTGCGCCACATTACCGTTTTCTTCCCCTTCGGTAATACTGATGACCACAGCTTCCTCTTCGACGAATCGCTTGATTCGAAGTAGGCCGCCTTCCTTAACTGTGCTGCGACCTTCCTTGTATCGACCTTTCGGGTCGCGGATAATCGTGCCCTCGTACCCGGCGTTCAGGAACTCGCTATCGAGCTCGTTCAACCCCTCGAGGGAAGGGACCATGTAAGAAGGGATGAGGCGCAGATGGCCGCAACCTTCAATCTGCTGACCTTGTAGCATCGCAACTTGATCTTCGAGTACCTTGTATCGATCTTCATACGCCCAGTTTCGCGTATGCGCAGATACGAAGTCGAACACATGCCACAAGGTAAACGGTTCCCCGGTAATGGTACTGAGCGCACTGCTGGTCTTGCGGCACAGCGCAGGATCCGATTCAGCGGCCGCAGCTAGCTCCCCATCGAACCCGACGAACTGCGGTTTCGAATAGAAGTTAGTCGTGTAGATGTTCTTGTGTTTCTTGAGGCTGCGACCTGTGAGTGGCCCGTCCAGATTGAGCCCTCTTACACCATCTATTTTCGGTTGTGCGATTAACGGGAAACGAAGTTGCGACTCTACGAAGTCGTCAGCGAGCATTGGTTTCAATCAAGCATCACCGGAGAATAGGTGAGCACTCGCCCGTTGAGAGCAACGATCTGCACAACGGGTTGATAAGAAATGCCGAGCGCATGACCGATTCGGTAGGTGAGGAAGTTCGGCCAGATAGTGGTCTGGCTTCGCACTATCGGCTTCTGCGCATCAGCAATCTTGGTCTTGTTGTCCTGCGCAAACTTGGCGACAGGGTTGACTGCGTCACCGCTCACGGCTGCCTCCGGAACTCGTCATACAACGCCATGGAGTGAGGCAGAACCTGCCGAATGAGCTCGGAGATGGCCTTCGCGTACATCTGAGCCTCGATCTGCGCGTGACTGTGGTCACGTAGAGACAAGAAGTGCATCAGGTTGTGCAAGTTCTGTTTCCAAAGCCAATGCGTGTAATGGTTCAAGGAGAGGAACATGCGGGCATGTTCAGGCGCTACACCATTGCTTATGGCGTGGAGATAGTATTCGTATCCTTGACGGCAATGCGCTTCAAGGTCACGTTTGAAAAGGTCTTGGGTAGAGCGTGAAAGATTGTCAGCCTGCCCCTGCTTCGCGTTCGGCGCTTTACCGCCAACGACTTCAGGGATGTACCATTCGTCAGGCAGAGTGACGTAGCGGCCGGAGACTTCGTTGAGCGACACGGTGCGATGACGCACGAACTGTCGAGCAACGAAGATTGGAAGCTTCATTTCCAGCCACACCTCGATCATTTCGAACGGGCTGGTATGCCTGTTCTTCATCAGATACTTGGCGAGCTTGTAGTCTTCCGTTTCGGTGCGCGTGGCGTCCATTTGGTTGAAGGACATGCGCGCGGCTTGCGCAGGGTCGACGTCGTCAGCATCGAAGAACTTCGTCTGCGTGTTGTTCACAAAGAACGGTTGACGCCTGGTTGGACCAGAAATGTTGCGAAGCGTCACAAACCCATGATCAAGCACTTTGACTTCAAACTGCATTTGGAACTCCTTGAAGTTCGTTGGTGATTTTGGCAGCGATTTTCTTGCTGCGAGCAAGACGCATCTGCGCCTTCGCAGTTCGATCGCAAAGTCGATTAGCCGCGTAACGAGGCTCGTCAATACTGGTATGCCCGCGCACGTGGCGGAATGTGACGTGCAGGCCATTCTCCTGCACAGTTCTGAGGTAATATGCAAGAACTGATCGTTCTTGAGCAGTAACCGCCTTCTGCAGACCTTTCATCTTGTCCATGGCGCTGAGACAGTCACTTTGGATAAGCAATTGATCTGACCTTTGAATTAGCGCTGCTTCAATGCCTTTCCAGATTGCATTACAGATTGCCATCATCTCGGCGGTGTTGTTGTTTTCCACCTCATCAACGATGTTCCCGGCGCCTCCCAGCTTACCGCGCTGGGAGGCAATCCAGAAGCCATAACCTGCGACGCGATGACGATCGCAGTACGATGCATCGCAGATCATGGTGATACGCATCAGGCGCTTCTACGCTTCGGCATCATGATTTCCAACGCCGGCGCGCCGTCCTTGATGACCAACGCCTGATCGAAGATCAGCATCTGCTCGGCCGTCAGGGTGCGGTATTCGCCGACCTTCAGTTCCGGCTTGTAGCGGATCAGCTCGTCCACGTTAATGCCAGCGTCACGGAACTGCTCGCGCAACGTAGCAAGAGCGGCGGCGTCCACGTCACGATTGATCGTGCGCTTGCCTTTGAGAACGAAGCCGTCAGGCAAATCGACGCTATTCGTTCCTTCCTTGGGATCAACAAATTTGCCTTTGAAGATCTTCAGACGCAAGAGCATCTCCTGCCCTTTCAACGCCTTGATCTGCTTGTCCATCTCGTACCACAGCTCCAGATCTTTCTGGGTGACCGTGTTGTCAGGAATCTCTGTCATTTCAACTCTCCTCGGGTTGTGGGGTGCTGCAAGTAAAGCATAACAGGAGACTTTGTAGAATGCAACGACTGTTTATTTAATCATCTAAGTCGCCGTGATATCGATTTTCTGCATCTGCGCGGAAGTCAAGTTCGTCCAGACCATCGTCTTCATCCATGTCGTCCCTCTGCGCGCACAAGTATTGATCGCGCGTGATTCCCCCGTGCCCCTGGACATTGTTGAATGCCCAGACTATGTAACCAGGCTCCTCGTCACAGATTTCCTCGATCACCCGTCCTTTGAACTTACCAAACGTGAAAACTGGCTTTTGATTGTTTTCCGGAATTTGCGCCATTTTCGATTACTCCTATGCCAGTCGTAAGCTAGAACACAGAGGGAGTAGAGAAGGAACGCCCCGCCAAGTAAGCATGACCACAAGGGCCACCCTCGGAGATACAGAATGATTCCCAGTCCTAGAAAGGCGGTGTCAACTGCAAGACCGATTGCCACTTGGCGGGGCGTTAGAAACATCAGAAACCCTTACCGCCTTCCTTGGCGCGATTCTCAGGCTTGTGGTCAGCTCGATGCTGGTTATAGACTAGCTTCTGCATCACTGCGCCGGCGAGATCCAGGTCACGCGCACCAGCAAGATCGAAGATGCGAATCAGCGCGTCAGCCAACTCAACTTCTTCTGCGCGGCGTTCCGGCAGGTGATCGTCCATCTTGCTCTTGCGACCGCCTTCCATCGCTTCGCTGATTTCGCTGTGGATCAGAGCGATCTTGGTGCCGAAGACGTGTTTATCCATCGGGTCCAGCCCTTCCCACCATCCTGACTTACGGGACAGCAGATGGCAGAGCAGTTGTGCGTCCTCCAGGCCTTTAGCGGCGCTGAGGAGAACATTGATATTCATCCCCATCCCATGCAGGGAGTTGATGTCATTGTGGACTTGGTCGCTATTCAGTTCCATGGACGCCTCAGCTATTGTAACGGGAAGGGATAACCTCAACCTCGAGGTCGAAGTTTTTGATAGTCGGGTGGATCTTGCACATCTGACGTTTCACGAACTTCTTGGCTTTTGTTCTCGAATACTTCTTGGTGTTGAACTGTGCAAGATATAGAACCTCGGAATACACGTTGCCCAGAGGGCTAAGGGACTCAATTGTTGCGGAGACGTTGAAGTTCATAGGCTCACCTGCTGCGGGTGCTTATAGGTTAAGGGTAACGGGTTCGGATTGCAAAGAGTTAATTGGGTTTCTTTTTGTTTTTGGAATAATCTGGGATATGGAGAATACGGAAGCATCGACTATGAAATTGGAACTTTTCCGCAATCTTGACTTTGTCTACTTCAATAATGTATCCGCTATCACATAGGGACTTTATTGCCAAGTCCATTGCGACTGTGGCACCGCTACGATGTCCAGAGAAGATAGGCATTCTTGCCACCCGCTGCTGGATGTATTTGCGCGGAATGATTATATTGGTGCGCAAAGAGTCCGGACAGTTGTAGCCTGCAGGAACCGGAGTGTCCAGGTATTCCCTGATCATCAGAGCGAGCTTGCGTTCACGCGTGTCATCGTCGCTACCGACGTCTCCGCTTTCAATACGTCGGCTCATGATAGCGATGTCGCGCCTGACTACATCTAGCGCCCATGTGGTGTGGTGGATATGAATCAATGGGTTCAGATGGTTGTCTGCGGTAGCAATCAGCGCCGCGATGCGCATCATTTTGAGCGAAGCGCGGTTCCACATCTGACGCCACATCTCATCGGTGCTACTATTAATCTCTGCATCGCATTCCAATTCGAATTGGTGAATGACTTCAGCAGCGTCCGCAGTGCGGTCGACATGCACCGTTTCCTGGCGGTCGATCAATGTCATTGCGTAGGTGCAGATGTCTGCGACCAGATCCCCTAGTGCCTTGTTCGGTTCGCGCAGAGGGGCAGTGTTCAAAGGCGGACGTTCTCCATTATATTCAATCATACTGAAGCGCGAAAGGAACCCGTCTTCCATCATGCCTTGTGTAAGCGCCTGATAGAATGTATCAGGCGTAGACTCTCCGATCATGCTGTATGCAACACCAGAGACGCTTCCAATGTTGGAATTGACATTTGAGTAAGAGATGCCGCCGACGATGCTCTGTGGTCCAGACTTCTGGTACAGGTTTGTCATCACCGTGCGCAGCGCCTGCATCGGCGTATCGCGCCCATCTTCGTTTGCCATGCGCTTCAGCTTCTTACCCCATTCGCCTGCCACATTGACGAATGACGGGTTAGCTGCGACTGCTTTTGATAGTGCAGGGCCAGAAGCAAAGTCATTGAAGTCCACAAAGCGCATCACTGGAGGTTGTCGACTTGCGGCTGCGGTAATCAAGGCAGCGATGCCACTGTGCATGGCTTCCTTACCGATCGCAGACCGTGCGATTAGGACCATATACAGATTCAGGCCTGACTGTGGAATGCAGAATGCTTTACCACAGACTCCCGCTAGGAACCCGATAGCTGCGACAATGGCAACTTCTTTGACTGGTCGCGGTGCAGACTGATAAATAAACTGCGCAATCTGACCCGCCACGCCAGGAGGCCACGGTAGTCCTCCGCTTTGTGCGGCCGTAGGGGGCGGCGCAGGCCCGAGCGTAGCGAACCCGGCCGCTGGTGGCGGCGCTGTGACTTCTACGCCTGGGGGCCCAGGTACATGCAACAAAGTAGCATCTTGGCCGGTGCGCGGTATGTGCTGCGCCGAAACTGCGATAGCACTAGCGTCGACCTTTTCTACGCCTGCTTGACGTGTACGAATAGTCCGCAGAGTAAAGTCCAGGTAACGATCGTCTTGTGTCGCTTTATCTCGCTTACCGAGACCGCTCATTCTAAACAATCGGCGACACTGTGTATTTGATTTGCTGTAGAACGTGAACATGGACAGCAGCGCTAGGTCTGCTTCGGATTGTGACTTATATCCAAGTTCGGTATAGGTGCCATGTACGTCGCCTTCCTTAGACGTACATCTGCAGAGGGCATTAAACTTGTCCGCATTGCTAGCAGACATGGCGCGTTCGATTAATTCAGAATCAGTAAGGTCGTCGTCAACCTCTACCAATTCAACCTTCTCGCTAGGTGCAGCCGAACCTCGAATTTCAGTAGCGAGAATGTCAAGCAGTTCTTGCTTGTCCGACAGCGGGCCCATCATAAGCACGTTACCCGTGCAGATAATGAATCGCTCTTGCGAATAGATTTCTACGCCGTCTCGACGCAGACCAGGACCAATCTTACCCCTGACCCAGATGTGCAAGCCCTTACCAGATTTAGAATACTCAACGTAAGAGTTGAATGCCTGGCAGATGCGCCACTGGCGGTTGAACTGCTCTTGTGTCGTCCACTTCTTGGGATCAGGTTCGTTGCTGGCGTCCTTGACATCAATGTCAATGCAGGTAAAGTCATCTTCTTCGGTCAATACATAGCCAACGTCCCCGTTACACTTTCGCGCTTCGGTGCATGCTTGATCGAAGGTAAGCCACTCTGACGGCGACGTCACGCTAGCGAAATGGTTCCCTGTCCATCGAGGCGCTTTGTTGTGCCTCGCATCACTACTTGGACAGGTGTAACACCATTGCGGGCGTTGTCGAAGCTCAAGTGGAATATGAGCCCAACTGTGCCCAGGTGTCATTCGCTAGGTCCTCTCTTGGCGAGAAGCTGTGTACGCCATTGATCTATAAAGGGTTTTACCTTGTCACGTTCCCACAACACGAGCTGTTGACCGGTGACAATGATCGCGTCAGGAAGCAGGCCCGCCTTTCGACGGAAGTGGATAGCAGGCCTTGTAACTTCAAGCTCTTGGCATATTTCAGACGAGGTGATGTACGCCTCGTTGAAACGCTCCTGAGCACTTACATTCGGGGTATCCATATACTTCCTGACAGGCGATCGGTTTGGTGCGCTGCATAGCATAGCGCAACGGGGTAAGTGTCACAACGGATGTTGCACTCGGTTCTTCTTTTCAAATTGATAACGCAACCTGAACTCCATCACATAGGCGTCCCACTCCTTGATCGCCTTGTTCCTCTGTGCAACTGCGGTCTTCCAAGCCACGCGCGCATTCTCGACGCGTTCTGCTTGTTCGTTCAACACAGGAGGTGGCGGAGTCCAGCCTGGTTTCGCTTCCTCAACCTTCTGTTCTTCTTCCGCTTTGCGCATTGCTGCGGTCTGTTCGTCCTCTTCGGACCAGAACCGACACAACTGGATACTGTGGTCAAGCGCGTCCCGGAAGTTAAGCACAGGACGGTTGAGAAAGGTCGAATAATGCGAACCTTCCAACATGCTACGCATGCGATCGTCTTCGAACGGATCGAAGCGACCTGTAATCATTTCGAAAGTAGCCGACCTCGTGATCGCTGCATCACGTTCTTCCGCATCGTATGTCTTATCAAACAACGACAACGGAGTTTCGCGTTGCGGGATAACGACTCCAGGCGGTGGAACGGGGCTTGCCGCAACAGTAGGGCCAGCCGAAGGGTACAGGTTACCGGCTGCGCGCCAGTCCGAGTCAGCGGGTTCTTTGTAGTCCCATCCAACCCCCTGGAATTCCCGAGCAAGAAGCTCTGCAGCGTTGAAATTCTCATCGTCATACGACGAAAACTCCAATTCCGCATCGCTGACTGGACCAGCTTCAAAGCCGGCTTTGCCAAAGAACTCCAGGAGGTTAGGTTTCTTAGTCATCACCAGCTCATTGCAGGTTCAGCCCAGCGCACGATGTCGAGCGCTTGCTGGTAGGGTAAGACAGGACCGACTTCGCCATTGGCGGTCAATAAGGATTGGGCACGGGCGATCACTACTGCTTCCATCGGGTCTGGATTGGCAGTGATTGTATCTTTGATAAGCGGATCTATCTGTAGACAAGCGTTCATAGCAGACTCCTTGTGTTACGGGTACAGCATAGCGCATGCTTAATTGATTTGCAACACCTGTTTAATAGATGAAACCCCACGCCTCGAGAAATTTTTCATCAGAAAGCGTGAGACTTGTAGTGAGTTCGATATTCAATCCTCTTGTGAGCATGTCGCGCAAAGCAGCAACACGCTCTTCAATTGGATTTTCTTGGTCAGACACGAACTTGTCAACTCTAGCAATCTTGACTTGATTGCCAGAAAAGCCTGGAAGTGGAGGCACATCCTTTTTGTACTCGAATTTGAGTATTTCTTCGAGTGTCAGTCTATTCACTTCCTCTCCCCTTGTGGGTGCAATGCTGCAGACAGGGCGGCGTGCAATGCTGCTTCGTGGTTCTGTCCGTCGAATACGTCCTGATAGGCGTCTCGGGCATCGTCCATCAGGTCGTCTAATTTTATTGCTGCTAGCATGTAAGCTGGATCAATCGTCGGCGAGTTTTCAATCAGCACATGCCTGACGACGCCGACCATGTTTCCGAACCCAAACCAGTTCGCCGCCTTGGTTACTCTTGCCGCAAACTCTCCCGGTGACTCAACAAACGGCCATTGCTTCACCGCCTCACTAACCGTCACCGCAGAGGTCGGGGGGGGGGGGGGGGGGTGGTATTGGTATTGAGGT